CAGGTAGGATCTCATCATCATAGATGCCACCCTTATGATCCCAAACGGAATCATACTTCAATGTAACTTTTGCTTCGTAAGTCATGATTTCGTTTGATTACCTTCATACTATAAGACCTCTCAACTGAAAAGTCAAGAGGCAGTGGACGGTTTTTAAAGTGTCTGTTTAGACTTCGTAATCTTCTTGATAATACCCACTCACGACATTATCATCCCAAGCCGTCGGCAAATTATGCTCTCGTGCTCTCATGTGATTTACCTTAGAAACTGGAAGACCCTCCAAGTCTTCTTCGTGTAAGATTCCATCCAACTGACGGATTTCGTTGAAGGTATGAGGAAACCTAAGTGCTCCTCTATGCATTCCTTCAAGGTTGCGATTAGTTCTAGACATAATGTTTGTGAATAAACACAATACTAATTATATCACTTATTTTCTTTTTCTGCAAACTCCTTCATAAGTTCTTTTGCTATTTTCAAAGAGTTCCTATACATAAAATACTTCACAATCGGATTTCTTGGATTATGAAGCAACCACCACTTTTGTTTTTCGTATTGGAACCTTACAATCTTAGAAACTAAGGTGACGGCATACGCTACACTATCATCCGTTGCAATCAGATAAGCAACAAACACAAAGATTCCAAACCAAAAGTAATAGACCATTATTTCTTTACTGAATAAAGATATCTTATTTTGAACCTATTTAGATGCCAAATCCCTTTACCTTCTCTTTATTTTTCTTTTTATCCAAAACCTTTACAACATCCAAATAATTGGGAATTTGGCAGTGAGACCACCAATACTCATGAGCAGCACTCCAATCATCAAAAAATACGGTTTTACCTGTTTTTAAAAGTATTTCATAATGATGCCGATCATATGGAGCATTAGATGTTTGAGAAAATGTATTTGTCACAAAAATGCCTCAAGTGAGGATGTGGTAGGTTTAGACTTTGGTTTTGATACTTTAATCTGCTTGTTGATATACGACTTAGCAGAAGAAAGATTTTGACAAACAGTAATCTGTTCGCCATTATGAATAATCATAAACTTCTTACCAAAAGGAACTGCTGCCCACATTCCATCTTTGGTTACATAACCCGATGGTTCTGATGGTTTAGGATTCAGCAGTCCATGATTTTGAATGTTCATTTAGAATGCAGCATTCACACTAATGACACGGGCAGTTGGATTACGTGCCAAAGCAGTACGCTTGGCATCCTGATAATCACGTGCTTCAACGTGCTCATAGAAAACTTTACCAGCAACGTAGAGTTCAACTTTGCATTTCATGGGAGGAAACCTCTTTGGTTATGTGTGTATTATAAGGGCATAATCGGAAAAAATCCGATCATGGTGTGCCAGTTTGGCAATTGGATCACTTTTTGATGGTTGAAATGGCAACATCACCTTGCTTGAAGATGATGTCCACAACATTCTGAACTGCCCTGGCAGTATTCGTAGATGCCTTGTCAAAGGTGGGGCAAATCACTAGTCCATAGGATTTAGTGTAAGAGGGCAGATCGCCTGCCACAAGGGCACCAGAGCGGATCCCAGCAGCATCCTGAGGGTGTAGGCGAAGAGTGCGCCCAACGGTTTGACCGATGCCTACAACATCCATAGAGCGCATGAATACAACTGCCTCCAGAGCACTAATATTGATGCCTTCTGCCAGAATGCTGTGATGAAGAACCACAAACTTCTTGTCGGCATCCTTACCCCATTTGTTGAGAGTGTCAAAGAACACCTCACGATTCACAATTTTGCCGTCAATAAATGCACCGTGCTTAGAAGTAATATGCATCACAGAATAACCCTGTTCGGCAAGTTGTTGGGCAAAATTGGTTTCGGAAAGCAAACCAACAATGTGCCTGGTTGCCTTAGCACAGATCAGAATCTTGTTGACGGGGTGATCTGCAATTGTTTGCATAAGATACTCACAATCACGCTGTGCAATATCCTCACCTTGAATAGAAAGGCGCATTTCCTTCATCATCACTTTGGGGGGAATGATGTAACCACCTTCAACAAGTTGAGGTGCAGGAACCTTGGCAATAATCTGCCCATAAACATCCACATCATTCATACCAGGTTTGCCAACCACAGAAGAATACTTGGGAGTTGCCGTAAAGAAATAAGAACGATCTGCCTCTGATGCAAAATGCTCTGTAGCAGGAAAGAAATTACGTTTGATGGAGTTGTGTGCCTCGTCAAAATAAATCGTATTCACCTTGATCTCTGCACGTTGCAGTTGCTGTAGAGAGTTGTAAGTGGTAAAGATTAGTTTGTGCCCCTCCACTTGATCATACCAGGCACGAATCACATTCGGGCGAGTGCTGCTGAAGTGATGAGTTTCACCTGTGTGAATGTGCATCACGTGAGCGTTGGTGATAAACTCAAGGTACTCACTAGACAACTGCTCTGCCAGGAGGATGCGAGGCGCCACCACTACGATGGTTTGAGGAGTTGCAGATAGAAATTGATTAATGGCATCAAAGATACCTACGTTGGTCTTACCACCGCCAGTAGGGAAAACACAGATGCCTTTGGAGTGCTGCTGAAGGGCATCCAGAGCAATCTGCTGGTGAGGACGGAGTTGAATCACGTTCTTGGTTGCGTATGGGACTATTATAGCAGAAAAAGGGGTCCCGAAGAACCCCTTGTGCCACTTATGAAATTGGATTAGGCATTTAAAACGTACTTTCCACCACCAACAAATATTAACTTACCAGAATCACGAATGATTTGAAGATCTCTACGAATCAGAGCCTCTGGTGTTTTGTTATTTGGATTAGTGATTGAAAGAATCGGAATAGAAACCTTATAGATATCTTCAAGGAAGAAGATCTTTCCAAACCCAAAAGTTAGAAAGAGTATTTCACGAAGGCGTTCAACCGTCGTCATTTGATAGAAATCAAAGTATCGGCAGGATCAGTATCCACGATGTGTGGAGGGCGAGAACCATAGATCAGGAAAGATCGGAGGATAGTACCAGTACCATTAATCGTATCAAGATTACCAAAAATGTCATCCAATTGTGCAAGGCGATTCTCAATCATCTTAAGAATTGCCAAACCATCAGTTGCATTTGAAGTATTCACATAGAAGTTCACACGGGTTTTGACACCATTTGCAGCATCACGAAGGAAAGTAGGAAGAAAATCGCGGATCCACACATCTTGTCCTGCTTCATAAAGGCGATCAACAGTATCAGTTACGATTTGATCACTCTTATCAAGAATAGTGATGTTGCAGTTCTTAAACAGGCGAATGACTTGGGAACGAGTATAGTTAGTCAGAAAAGAATTCTTCTCGGTGTTGTTGAAAATTGCTTTCTTCAGATTAGTACGAACAAATGAAGTTTCATTCTTTGCATACTTATCAACCCAAACATTCACATCTTCTTGAGTTACAACAAGATCTTTCTGTTTCTGACGCTGAACCCAGGCAATACCCCGTGCTTTATAGTCATCATAAACAGAACTGGATCCATCAGGTTGAGGTTGGTAAAGAAGTCCAACTTCGTCCAGAACATCACCTTCATCAAAACCTTCTTTGATGCAATATACATCAACAATCATCCAGGCATATCCGTTGTTGGAATACCACATCCAACGGTGATTGCCATTCACCAACCAGTTCTCAAATTCTTTGGTTTGAGAATTCCCAAGAACAATTGGAGGAAGTTTTCCTTGCTTGTAACCACGTTCAAGTGATTTTGCAACAGTTTCATATACTTTGGCATCATTACCACGCAAACGTCCAACGTTTTTACGAAGTTTGAATGAAGCAGTTGGAGCGATTTCAGTACGAACATATTCTACAGTTTCGTACTCGGGTCGTGCATAAGTTTCAATCTGTGCTTTCAGATCATACAGAGAACTGTCCTTCGGAATCGCAACGTATTCATCGGGAATAGTAATCTGAGGAATTTCAGAAAATTTGTTTGTCATATTTAAAAAGTTCGGCAATATGTCCATTTTGAGTTTCGGCGGTGTGCCTCAACCACTCAGTTAGTATATGATGAATTTGCCGTTCTGTCAACCCCCTGATTGATTAGAAAAACTTTTCAATACCGATAAGGTTCCCAAATGAGTAGTCGTACTCCAGGGCATCGGCACACACATAATGAGTATGATCTACAGAAACACCAAGACGAGCACACAGTTCTTTATGATTATCTTCCATCATCTCAACGGCATACAACATATGATTGAGAATATGTTCTTCTGTATGATATTTCAACAAACGATTCTTTAATCCAACAAGAAAGTTTCCACATCCTGCAGAGTTATCAATAAAGGTACTATTGGGATCTTGTAATATCTCTAATGAAATATCATCAATCATACTCTCAACAAGTTCTTGAGGAGTAAAGACTTCTTGTGTTTCTTTAATTCTTTCATCGGATCTTTCAATACTAGACCCTACTTCTTGATTGTGCTTATTCTTTACCATCTCTTTCTTCAATACATTTAATATAGGTTGAAATTAAATCATTCTTTCCAAAATGTCGTCTTCCATTACAACTAGAAGCAACTTCTCTAAATCTCGTAGCAAATTCTACAAGGTTTTGTATCACACTAGGATCTCGTACCTTCAAAAAATGATGACCTTTGGCATAATGTGCAAAGTTTTCTGTTTTGACTCTACCACTTGGTCCCGATCCATACTCACCAACAAAAACATCTGCATCAAATCTTTGTTCGTAAGGTAAGAACTCAAAGTCTGGATGCTCTCTCATCATAGGAATCTCACCAACTCCTACTTGAAATCTTGATGTATTTTTTACTTCCCAATATTGTTTAACAGCACTAATACCATTTGGAAACGTAGAAGGATCTAGATCTTCATCTATAGTACAATGAAGATGTGCTTTGATCTTATTCAAAGAAGAAGGTTTGCGTACCGAAGTTGGCAACACAAACCTGATGTCATCTGTAATTTCTGAGGTCTTATTTAAAAATCTAATAGCAAGATTACCTCCAACACCATATGGAGGATTACCAATAGCTAAGCTAAATCTCATAACTCATCTTCAAACCCAACAAAGGTATTCTAGCAGTATTCGGGTATTATGTCAAGTCTTAATAGAAGTCAAACCAAGACGTTCCATTATATCCTTGATGTCTATTTGTTGATGTATTGTAAATAAATGCTCCTGCTTCTGTTGCTAATCCAGCTCTTTGGGAATTATTCAATCTCGGTGGAAGCATAAAAGCTCCTTGTATTGTATCTACAGATTTTCCGGCATCAGCAAAATCTATCATTGCTCTATAAACAGTTGTACCTATTCCTATACGACAATCACCTGTTGCCATAGTAATAAATGATGAATTATACATTTCCAATGCACCATTATCTACACCAATGTATCGTCCCTTAAGATAAAGTCCATATTCTTGACCAAGAAAATTATCGAGTGTTTCTACATTAGTTACTGACGCATCTGTACCAATTGCTACGGATGATGCATATATTCCACCACCTCCCGATTCTATATTAAATCCAAAAACATCCAATTGTGCTCTTGGCAACGTTGAACCAATTCCAATACGAGTAGTACTATCCATCAACAGTCGACCACTTGATTGAATATTAATATTGAAGAATGTGGAAACTCCAGATGTACTATTAAGATTTACATTAGATATTATACTTGGAAAAGTATATGAAACTGCAGAAATAGAATTTGCAGTTATGTTATTGAGAACGCTAAGATTATCACCAACCCAAGAATTACCACTAATTGATGATGATCCACCAACATACAGTTTATGGGTGGTATTTGTCCCATTTATGTTAAGATTTCCCTTATACGATAATGACATCAATACTGCATTATTTTGCCCATAAATCCATTTAAAATCTCCAGTACTAATTCCAGGATCACCAGCATGTATATAATTTGAAATATTTGCCGGATAATCGTTAATTATACTCAATTCATACGTTGTTGGATTAATTTTAAAGTATGAAGATGTATTACCACTAGAAACGGTTAATTTTGCATTAGCAGTATTGGAAATTATTGCAAATTCTGCATCACCTTGTCTTTTAAATTCAAAATCTTTGGTCGGAGCAGATGTTCCTATTCCAACTTTGTTATTCAGACCATCAACATATAAAGTATTATAATTATAACTTCCAGATCCTATATAAAGTTTTTCTGGTAATAATAAATTATTATTTACTTTTACGTTATCGGTAGAGGAATCTAAAATTAAATCTCCACCTCTCGTATCAATTGTTGTAGTCCCACCTACACCTATTTGAACTCCAGAAATATAAGCTTTTTCAAATGCATTATTTGATTGACCTAAGTAAGCACCTACATCAGCATCAGGAACAAGACCTAATGCAACAGTTGCGATTCCAGTTATATAAGTATTTCTACCTACACTAAGATCATTAGAAACAGAAACTTTATTTGTGGATGCATTAAGTATTAAATCTCCACCTCTCGTATCAATAGTTGTGGTTCCTCCTACACCTATTTGAACTCCATCAATATATGCTTCGGAGAATGCCTTACCAGAAGTTCCTATGTATGCACCACCATCATCATCAGGAACAAAACCTATTGCAACATTAATAACTTGACTAAATGTAGATACTCCAGTTACAGATAAATTTCTACCTACACTAAGATCATTTGTAACAGAAACTTTTTTTGTAAATGCATCAAGTTTTAAATCATTGGCTCCAGTATCAATGGTTGAACCATCAGTAACGGATATTTTAATATTATCAATATATGCATCGGAAAATGCCTTATCAGATTGACCCAAGTATGCACCACCATTAGCATCAGGAACAAGACCAGTTTCAACAGTTGCAATACCAGCAAGATAAGTACCTCTGGTTACATAAAGATCATTTTCAATAGAAACTTTCTTCGTGAATGCATCAAGTTTTAAGTCTCCACCTCTCGTATCAATAGTTGTGGTTCCACCAACACCAATTCTAATTCCATCAATATATGCTTCAGAGAATGCATTAGTGGATTGACCTAAGTAAGCACCTACATCGGCATCGGGAACAAGACCAGTTTCAACAGTTGCGATTCCAACCAGATAAGTATTTCTATCTACTTTAAGATCATTAACGACATTAACTTTTTTTGTTGATGCATCAAGTTTTAAGTCACTGGATGATGTATCAATTGTATTTGCAGTATTGCTGATTCGTACATTACCAGAAACAATCTTTGGTGATGTTGTAACTCCAGTAGCCTCAATATCAATTGCTTTAAATGTAGTTGCCGTAGAAATTCCTATTTGAGAATATGATGATGTAAATGTTGTGATAGTACCAATACCAACATCTAAATAATCACCCTTCACTATTCCAATTGTTGCAATACCAGATACATAAAGACTTGTGGCAGTTATAAATCCAACTGTCGTAACACCAGTAACTTGTAAATTTCTTGTGGTAGAAGTTCCAGTAACTCCTAATGTTCCAATTGTTGCAATACCAGTTACTGATAAATTTGTAGTAATTCCAGTGTTTATTTCTAATTTGTCAAAAGATACGTTTTGAGTAACTGTTAAACTGCCTATACTTGCAGTAGTTACTCCCAATGTTCCAATTGTTGCAATACCGGCATAAAGATTTGTGGCAGTTATAAATCCAACTGTTGTAACACCAGTAACTTGTAAATTTCTTGTAGTAGAAGTTCCAGTAACTCCTAGTGTTCCAATTGTTGCAATACCAGAAGAATTAATATTTGAAAATAGACTGGCAGAAAGAGTTCCGGCAGAAATATTATCAGCATTAATTGAAGTAACACCAGCACCAGATCCAACAAAAGATTTTGCAGTAATAATGCCAGATGTTCTTACATTACCTTCTGAAGAAATTCCAAGTCCATATGCCGTTCCAACACCACTTGAATTATTGGGATTATTTCCGATTTGAAATGTGAATCCTGGATTTGTAGTTGCTATACCAACGTTTCCTGCAGCATATATGCTAGTATAAGCAGAGGAAGGATCAACATCAATCCATTGGGAAGTTGGAAGACCAAGTAGATTAGACCCATCTCCATAATATGTTGCACTAATAATTCCACTCGCGGCATCCATTGTGATGCCAGTACCAACCTTAACAATACCACTAAATGTTGCAATACCACTTGAAATTGAATTAATGGTATCTAATCTTCCATTAATTTTGGCATTACCATAAACGTCTAGATCAGTTCTAGGAATGGTGGTTCCAATACCAACACGTCCAAGTGAATCTACTAGGAAGTTGTCCTGATCAACCTGGACACCATTTCTAAAATTAAATGACTTATTATAATTTGCCATCTCTTAGTCTTTCTAGTTATTTATCCGATAATTTTTGCTCAAGTTTTTCAACTTTATCTGCAAGTTCTTTAATTGCCTCAATTAGGAGAGGAACAATCTTTTCATACTTAACAGTCAGATATTCTGAACTTGCTGGAGCAGGACAAACTGCTTCTGGAAGAACTGCCTGGATTTGTTGTGCAGAAACACCTACGTGAGTTATTTCTGTATTAAATCCCAAAGATTCGCCAATTTGATTAAAGTTATATGTAAATCCACTTAAACTCAGAACTTTTTCTAGAGCATTTTCAAGGGGTTTAATGTTTGTTTTAAGTCTTTCATCTGAAGCAAATGCAACGAGGTCCCCAGTAACTGACAAATCATTAGTGCTAGAATTGAAATAAATTCCAGCATCTTTATAAACATTTTGATTTCCAGTAGAATCAGGTATTAATGCAATTTTATATGTTGTAGCACCATCAGAATCAGATACATTAATCGTAGATGCACTAGTAGCATTGCCACTCAATGCACCATTGAATGTTGTGGCATACATATTTGCCCATTTAATCGCATTAGTACCAACAGTTCCAGTATTAGTGACACCTGATGGTATAATTTCAGGAGATGCTACTTTAGTACCAACCCAAAGTTGTTTAGCAATTGCAGCACCACCTAAAGTTCTGATAGATGCAGAACTTGTGGATGCTGTTGCATCCGTATCACTATTAAATGAACTTATTCCAGTTACGGATAAAGTACTACTAAAGGTTATGCCGTTGGTAACAGACAATATGCCAGAAATAATGGTGTCACCAGTTTCAGATGAAACAGTAAATTTATTTGTTGAGGAATTATTCTGAATTGCAAATGTTTTGCTAGATCCTTTAATTGTAACATTATCATTAAAAGTTGCTGCCCCAGTTACTTTTAGAATATCATTTATATTGGTAGTACCACTAGTTGAATCTAGTGTTAGTTCTCCAGATGCTGTATCAATTGTTCCATTACCAGTATCTCCAATTCGAATCTCGTCAATATATGCGGCAGAGAACTTTTGAGTAGTTGATCCAAGAGTTGCATTGTTACCTGTTGTAGTATCATAAGGTAATAAATTACCCTGAACTGTCGTAACTCCAACTACATAAGTGTTTCTACTTACTTCTAGATCATTAAGAACATCAACTTTTTTTGTAAATGCATCAAGTTTTAAATCTCCACCTCTAGTATCAATAGTTGTGGTTCCACCTGCACCTGCAGCTGCACCTATTTGAACTCCAGAAATATAAGCTTTTTCAAATGCATTATTTGATTGACCTAAGTAAGCACCTACATCAGCATCAGGAACAAGACCAGTTTCAACAGTTGCAATACCAACCAGATAAGTGTTTCTACTTACTTCTAGATCATTAAGAACATCAACTTTTTTTGTAAATGCATCAAGTTTTAGATCTCCACTTCTAGTAGTAACAGTATTATCAGAAGCACCTATAACAATCTCATCAATATATGCCTCAGAGAATGATTTAGTGGAAGTTCCTAGGTAAGAAGTTTCATCAGTATTAGGAACAAGACCAGTTTCAACAGTTGCGATTCCAACCAGATAAGTGTTTCTACTTACTTCTAGATCATTAAGAACATCAACTTTGTTTGTGAATGCATCAAGTTTTAAGTCTCCACCTCTCGTATCAATAGTTGTGGTTCCTCCTACGCCGATTCTAACTCCATCAATATATGCTTCAGAGAATGATTTAGTGGAAGTTCCTAAGTATGCATCGACATCATTATCAGGAACAAGACCAGTTTGAACAGTTGCAATACCAGTTAGATAAGTATTAGTCTTAACAAGAAGATCCAATCCAACTTGTAGATTATCAGTTACTGATGTAATTCCAGTTTTAGATTTGAGAACAAGATTTCCGGTTAAACCTTCAATTGTTCTGTCCTGAACTTCAGTTCCTCCAGGAACTCCTTCAGTTGCAATTCCAATACCACCAATCCAAGATGATGCCCATGGTTTAGATGCAGAACCGATATAAGCATCTTCTATAGAATCTGGTACAAGACCACTATTAAATGATACTTCACCATTAAAAGTTGTAACACCAGTAATATTTAAATTGCCACCAATATTAACACTCTTAGCAATTCCAAATCCACCTTTTGAAACTACAGAACCAGTTGTTGCAGAAGTGGAATCTGTTTGATTATTGAGTTTAACAATATTTGATGAAATTAATTCACCATTAATTTTTGTCTGCTCATTATTAACAATAATATTTTGGTTAAAGGTTACTGGTCCATCAAATTGAGATAGAATCTGCTTTGATTTACCACCTTCAACTAGAATTCTTTCTTTAACAACAACTTCATCAAATGATACACTCAATCTTGAAGGATTTTGTCCAGTAATTGTTGGAATTGGAATGTCAAAAGTTGTTTGAGTTCCGCTAGTTGCCGAATATTTGGTGTTTCCAATGAAAAAATCACCATTACTATTCATACCAGTATATAATGCCGATCCACCAGATCTCTCTTGAGACTGTACGAGAAAATCTTCTCTTTCGGTAAGACTTTTGACTTGAATTTGTGGTAATGCTGTCGAATAGTTACCAGGACCATATCCAAGATATTCAAATGTATGACCAGATGCTCTTAGAATAGAAGGTCTTCTTAATTCAATTGGAATTAATGAAATCTTTTTAATAATTGATCCAGAATTGTGATTTTCTTTTGAGGTTCCAAAATAACCTCTAAGTGCTGAAATTTTATTATCTCCAGTCAAGGTACTACTGGAGATTCTTAAAATCTCATTATCAATTTGAATATAAGATCCCAAGGGGAATCTTGTTAAAGTTGAAATTCCACTATTCGGAATTGAAATTGCAAATAATGTAGTATCTGATGAATCAGTTGTAACGTTTTCTCCAAGAATTGCATATTCATTATCATAGAAATAAATTCCCCTAGATCCTAGATTCTCGAATCCAGAATCTGAAGTTAAATCATTTGAACTAAATCCATGCTTTAGAATTCTTACAGGTGATGATATGGTTTGATTTGTGGTTGCCGTAAATGATGTAATACCCAGAACATCCTTAACAACAAAATCTCCTTGATTATTAGATTGTGATGCGCTGTCTGCAACAACTCTAAACTTATTGCCAGAAAGCAATCCATGTCCTGCTGAGAAGATGAACGTGCTAATTCCAGATGAAGAATTTTGAATACTTGAAGTAACTACTGATGGTCCAACATTAAAGATATATTGTCCAGTTTTAATTGTCGGATCACCAGATGTTCTTGCAATTGCAATTTGATTCTTAGAAGGAACACTAGTAATTCTATAGAGACCATCATCCACAGATCCATCACCAGTAATTTGAATAACATTCCCCACTGAAGATGAGATTGCATTGGTTGCAACTGTAATAGTGGATCCAGAAAATCCTTCAAGTTTTAGTACATCACCATTCACATATCCAGATCCACCATCACTAATTGATACTGACGATACCTTTCCACCAGAAACTATAACAGTTGCGGATGCACCATTCCAAGTATTGTCGGAATTTAACAATCTAACATTATAGTAAGTTCCATTAGTACCAGTACTGAAATTAGTTGCTCCGTATCCAACAATACCATTTAGACCGTGCTCCAGTCCAAGAGTAATTGTTGAAATTCCGGCAGAAATTGCCGTAACACTAGAAATTGTTATGCCCAAACCAACTTTTTTAATTAAAGTATCCAGAGTTTCTCTGGTAATACTCTTTTTCAAATCGTTAGTTACAACTTCACCTAGTGGAGATACTTTAGCATAAGAAATTGCAGTCTTTGCATTATCATTTAAATTATCTCTATCTAATTGTGGATATAAATCTACAACATTTTGATTATACTTATAGTTGATAAAGTGATTGGGTACTGCAACATCAGATTTTAAAATATATGAATGATAAACGCCGTCTTGAACATTCTCAATATATGGTTTAATTATTTCAGTTCTGTAAATATAAGGATTTGATTGTAAATCATTTCTTTCAAATCTTGGCAATTCAATATCTCTTGATACTGGAGAAGAAAAGATACCAACATTATGAGATACTCTATTGTTATCAGTTGTCGAATATGTAAATGTTTTACTATTTGGAGTTGTTACAACGGTAAAATCTCCATTATATGCTGTTAAACCAATTCCAGATATATTTGTTGAAGACTTAACATTCCTAATAAAAATCCTATCTCCAATATTAAGATGGTGTGGTTTTTCGGCAATTACCGTAACTGTTCCACTAGTTTCACTACAAGTACTAATAAATCTTGGATTTCTTTGATAATCAAAGTTATTTCTTGTAATAGATGGAAGGGTAAATTCTGAACTATTTACTGGTCCAGTTCTACTACTTTCTTGAACAATAAATCCTTCCGTCAAATCCTTAGAATTTGGAGATTCTTTAGGAATTGAAATTCGGAATTTAAAGATTTTTTCATCTAAACTTCTGTTATCAGCAATTCTCTTGATATAACCAACATCTGTTCTGGGCTCACCAAATCCAGCAACTCCAAGTTCCGCAATTTTATTGTAAATACCATTATTTAATTCGACATGAACAAACCAATTTGAATTATTTGGGTCATATTGAATTGATGATCCAAGTTCTCCAGTTTCCTTATCTGAAACTCTACTTAAGATTTTAAGTTGAGTTCCACCATAAATTATAATACCAATTCCATTTACTGCGTTTGTAAATGAAGATGCAATTTTTATATTATTGCCGTCTTTAATTGCATAATACGTTTGATTTGGATTAATATTTTCTGGCAAATCACCAATTTCACTTATGATTATAATTTTCTCACCTGTCTGAATATTGTGATTTACTCCCAATCCCAAAGTATCATAATTTGGTGCAGATGTAGAAGTAATAACAGAAAATTCTTTATAAGATGAATTTGTTCCTTCTGATACTGGGGTTGTGGAATTTACCACATTATCAGTCATAAAGATCTTTGTACTTACAGTAGTTCTATCTGGCAAATCCAAATAAAGAACATCATTCTGTCTTGCACCTACTCTATATCCCTGAATAAGTGATGGTGGAATATTATCTGCAGTGTTAAATCCAAATAAGTAAAGATGACTAGAAATTCCAACATTGATTGTTTTTTGAACATCAAATGAAATCCAATCAACATCTTGTTCTATTGGTTGAACGTGTTTTGGTGCAATAACTGATGTAATATATGCATAATTATCTTTTAAGAAGGCATCTCTCTTAAATCCTTCCGCAGAAAGTGAAATTTGACCAAAGTTTGAGTTAGAGTTGGTAATAGAACCATCACCACCAGATTGTGCATCAAAATGCTTGTTAAATCCAATTGCAAAAACCGAAACAATTTGAATAAAAGCATCATTTGTAAATTTAATATGACTTGGTTCCCATCCTCTTCTATAAACTGCTCCACTGTCTAGGTGATATACGGTATCACTATTAGTTGAAGCAGAACCACTAGAAAGTGCTGTTCCAGTTTCTTTTGTATATGGATATGGTCTATAAGTCCTACTGACAGGATCATATTTAACAAATGCACGGTCATCTTTTTGAAGGGAAACTGCAGTATATTGTGCAACAACCATTGATCGGAAACCTGATGCTTTATTACCATCAGCCCACATTCCGTTCATACCCCAAACTGAACGCATTGAACAGTTGAAGATATATGGTGATGCACCTTTAACTGTATCAGTCTCAATAATAACTTCTACGTTTCCACCTGGTTCTGCTGGCGTAGAATTATCAACTGATGGAAGTAAATATGTAAAAGTTGTTGGAGTCGGAGCAGTCGAAACAACAGTTGTAATATTATATTTTGCAATTCCTGCTCCTTTGATTCTAATTGGAGTATCAACTGTCAGATTGTGTGGTATTTGTGTAGTGACACGTACAACCGTACTTGGAGTGAATTTATCTCCAGAATAAATTTCCGTAACAGCAATAGGATCAGTTGCAAATGCACCTACAATCTCCCATTCAGGTCTTTCTTTTGCAAATCCAGCCGGAAGAAGTGGATATTTTTGTGCCGAAGGAATTTGCCTAGTTGAACTTTCATTAAATGCATTTGAAAGTTTTGCATAGTACATATCAAGGTCACTTAGACCAGTATCAATACCATTATATGATATGTTATTTACACCATCAGCATATTCAAATACTGTTAATTTGTGGTGAGAGAATGTTGGAATGGATTGATTTCCACTATCAAGTCCAAAATATTGGGGATGTGTATAGACCGTTTCTGTCTGAAGAGCATCAAAAATTGAAAACTGCCAGAAGAAACAGTTACCAGTAATTCTAAAGATCGCAGACGGATCAATTGCATCGTCTGTTGGATTTGGAACGTACTTTGGTCTAATTTTGGTTTTTCTAAGATCCAAACCAATCAGTGAAGTACCTCTAGGTAAGATAACTCCACCATTTACACTATTAAATTTGTAGAGAATATTATCTTCCTGAGTTAAATCAAAATTAGATTGTAAAGATAAATTGAATACGTTTGATGCTGGAGAGGTAATTTCTCCGAATGGTGATATTGCTTCTGCCAGAGCAGGTCCCGTTTTTACAATTCTAAATCCAGGTCTATTGTCAATTATGTGATCGCCAGGATAAACTAGAATTGTAGTTCTATCATTTTTATCATTGTTTTCACCAGAAACAAATGAAAATCTTGCTGATTCTAATAATGCTCTCTGAATAGTTTTGAAGGGTTTTGTTAAGGAGTTACCCTGATTCGTAATACTGTCAGTTGCATCAAGATCGTTTGAATTTACATATAGAATTCTACCTTCATAATTCTTGATAAAATTCTCTAACTTATTAAGAGGCATCGGATTATATTGACCAAAATAAATCTATGCTTTATTTAGCTGCTCAAATCTTCCTCATTAAACTCCATAATGTCTTCTGGTAGGTCTTGTGGATTCTCTAAATCCATCTCAAATAACAATGGATGTGCCTCTTCATCTATTAAGTAGAAAGAGTTTTTAAATAAATCTTCTGGTTCAAATGATCTTTGTTTATCTGCTAATTTGCATAGGTCTTGATCATATAAGTGCCCTTCTGGTAGTTCATCAAATGTAAATGGAATTTGATTGATAAAATACATCTTAACAATCATTGTGCCTTCATTATACCAGCAGTATGCTTGACTGATTTGATAAGACATTTGAGTGTTTCAATATCTTATATTTATTTTATAGGCGTGAGTGGATTCGAACCACCGCTGGAGGACTTTTAAGGTCCCTGTCTCTTCCGCTGGACTACACGCCCGTGTATAAGACTATTATAACTCTAAGAATCATAATAGTCAATGCTCGTTGTCGGTTACGATCCGACCTGTGCCGATTTATGAGATCGGTGCTTTCACCAGATAGCTAAACGAGCATAAGGTACGAATACTGGGAATTGAACCCAGACCAACCCGTTATAAGCAGGCCGCTCTACCATTAAGCTATACTCGCATAAAAAACTCAGAATATTACTGAGCTTCGTTATTCTCCTCGGTGTGTATTCGTATAAGGTCGTCATCTGCGGGCATCATCACTGCTGCCTGCCCGTCTTCGTTGACGATACCAAAATGTTCTCCATTTTCAACTCGTTCCATAAGTTCGTCAAATCTTTCCTGAAACTCTTCTACTGTAAAAATTTCCATTTGTCAAAGGGGGTTGGAATATTCAAGTTCGCCATGAAGTTCTGCAAGTTTGGCAGTTGCAAGGGACTCTACACAAGTCCAGAATATCTCACCACTCACCACTTCTTGCGAACAATAGAATTCGGCAGTGTCTTCAATCAGATCAGTAAGAGCATTAAGTTGATCGTGGGTCAAAATCATGTTGGTTGGTTGATTACCTGACTATTATAAGGCATCTGGAGGCACCTGTCAAGGGGTTTGTGCCAGTTCATCAAGTGTAACGTGCAGATTGAGCATTGTAATTTTTCAATACTTCCTCATCACTAAGTGCTTTACTGTACATTCTAATAACAGAAATTTTTCCAGGAAAATATTTTTGAATATATGTGGATGTACAGAATCCAATTCTCATTTGAGTAGTACTTACAACACCAGTAACACTGAGATCAGATATGTTGGAAGTATTATCCAAGGATCCATTAATATAGATACGATTATTATTTCCAACTTCTCTGGAACATACAACGTGATACCAAGTATCTAAACTCAAATTACTAGAATTTACTAAACTACCATTACCTCTGGAACCAAAGTTAAGTCTAATTCCACTTGGTTTATAAATTTGAAGACCAATACCGGCAGTTGAGGTTATTCCAACAATACTTGCACCACCAGTATTAACATTTGAAGTTAATGTTGAATCATCAGTTACTTTAAACCACGATTCAATTGTATAAGATACATTTCCATCCGTAATTCCGGTATTGTCATTAATATAAGTCTTATTCAAATCAAAATATTTGTCAAAATACTTACCTGTGAATGAATATTGATTAAACCATACTGAAGGACCATCTGCCAAATCAATAGTTGGATTTTCAGTGGATGGAATAGCATTTACGGCATCTTTAGAAATGCTTACCCAACTCGTAACCTTATCAATACCTGTTGTATTTTCTACACTATGTTCAAGTGAATATTCTTTTGTTGAATCAAAATACATGAATAAGTTATCCAAAACAATATCATCAACAAACGAAGAAACATTTGATATTGCATTTGATAATGTTGTCTTTCTTCTTTCTATTTCTATATTAGTTCTATTTCTTCCACGTTGCTTGATTTCTTCTAAAGTCTTATCTTCCTTTATAATGTTGCAAGCATCTAATTGTTTATTTCTAAGTTTTCTCAATTCACCAATTTCCAGTGCAAGATTTAAAATAGTATTTGCATAAGCAACACATGCCGGTACTGTTGGATCATCCACCTCAACATAATTTCCAACAGAAGATCCTGCATTATCATTTACAATACTTTCCTTACCGGCACCAAAATTTGATGGAGTTAATGTATATGTTGTGGATCGGAAAGGATTGGCATTGTCATTATAATTTTTGAGATTATTGAATACATTCACACTTAATGCATCTTCATATATTGTTGCCGTTGATATTATACCACCGAATATAATATCCCCAAAGCGAACTGCTTGTCCATATCCAACAACAACTCCATTAATACTAAATGGTTGTGGTTCTGGATCAGGATCACCAAAATTTAAACTTGTTTCAAATGGTAAATCAATAGTAGAACATCCTGCACCAACTGCCGCAGATACGGTATCTAAAATCAATTGCTTTTTTTGATTTATTTGAACATTATAATTGTACATATCAGTATCATAAACCGCAGCATAATCAGTATAGTCCTGGACAACCTGATCGGAGTTTTTTTGATAATCGGATATAATTTTAAGAGGATTTTTAATTGGATCAATTTCTGTGATGTGATTCTCCCTCCACATACCATCACGTCCCTGAACAACCTGCCTTCTTGTTACACTTTCTGGAAGAACAGTACCGTTAAGATCACTACCTTCTACACCATATTCATTGCATTTGGTTAATTCATCCGTAAGAAATTGTGTTATTTTATATGCGGCAACTTCTTGTCTATTTTGTCCATCCATATTCATACTTAATCATAATTGATAGAATATCTATAAGAGTTATAGTGAATTAAGTTTTATTTCAAGACTAATTTATATTGAAAAATTATTTTACTTCCATTTCCCACAATATAAAAATCCATATTATTATTTTGGGTATTCATGAACACTCCTTGAGGTTCTCTCTCACCAGAATTTAATGCTCCCACATATGACATATTATTACTAGGATCGCCAGTTGATGAAATATCTACTGTAGGAGGATTTATAACATCAACAAAAGAATTATCATAATTTAACCCAAATAAAACTGCTTTAGTTACTCCGATGAAATACATCTTATTAGAATTATTATTGACGCACATTCCTCTAATGTTTCCATATGATCCCTCATAACTAGTACCAGTTATTAATCGAGATCCTCCTTGAATAGTATAATTTGCACTATTACTTGATATTATGGTACTATTTGCAATAGCAGCACCACTATATGCATATGATCCAATGTCAAATGGAGTTCCGCCACTTTTTAATATAAATCTATGCACTTGTTCGATTCCTATAGGATTAGTAGTAGGAGGTTGCCTTCGTGTTCCTAAAACATAAAGATTTAGACCATCATCAGAAAAACAAAAATCACGATCTTGAAGTTTATATGAAAGATATGCTTGGTTTGAAGCATCTGTTCCAGAAATTGTCCAAAATATTGGTGCTGGTGTGAATGGTGGAAAATTTTGCCTACAGTCGGGGAAAGATAATGATCCATCACTTAGGTCCCATGGAGTATTCAATGTAAATTGAACAATTTTGCAGTATCCTGCATTACCATCCAAAATATGCATTTTTGTTCCATCAGGACTAAACCTTATGCCTTGACCGTCCAACAAATCATAATAACTTTTTGGACTTCCTGGATTCTGAGTTGGTGATGTATCAACCCAATTTGGATTAATATTAGTCTTGGTAGCACCAGTTGTTCGTTCAATTAAATATGAATTAAGATTACGACTACCAGTTATAGATGCTGTATCTAAAGTTGAAATGTCCCATGGTGTTAAAAGAGTATATCGATACACTTGGCGGGTATTTCTATTATAAACAAAAGCATATTTACCCAAATAATCTCCAGAACCACCAATAAATAATCCAGGAATGTCAATATTGGGATCAATACCTGTTAATGCTGGAGATTGTCCTACCTGTACATAACATTCAGGACCTCCATTAAAGGATTGTATATGTTCATTACTTTCTGGTCGATAGATACCAAGATTAGCAGTTCTATCAGTAATTGTATTTCCAGTAAAACCCAAAAGACCTAATTTCATAATAATTTAAAATGCAAGAGTATCGAATTGAAAATATCTATTATAAGCACTGTTATAATTATTAGAAACAATTAAACTTTCTTGATTATTTGAAAATGCCATGCCTGTACCAACGTACAAAGAAGCCTCTTGTTGGCTAAATGCATTAAGATAACCAAGTGTTTTATATTGTCCAACATAAAGATAACTATTATATGTTGCAGTAGTTATATCCCAAGCAGCAGAAAGATTATATACATATAAAGCTCCACCATAATTTCTACCAAGAAGATAAAGTGTGGTTCCATCAGAACTAAATGAAATTGACACAAGATAATTTTTACCATCAGCAAAATCCCTTGATCCTGCCGCAGATAAATTAGCACCATCAGATCCTATATCCCAAGAAGAAGAAATATTGGATTGATATAATACATCACCTCTCAAATAATATAATCTACTTCCATCTGGTTTGACAAAAATATCTCGCATTTTTATCTTGGTTGTATCATATGCATTAAGTGCTTGTGGACCTCCAAACGTAGCAGTTGATACTTTAACAGATTCTGTGTCTAGTGCATATTTTCTATCTGGTGCGTAACTATAAGCGACAGGAACGGAGTTAGTATATATATTATAAGTAACACCATCCAAAGTGAAAGATGAGTTGGTATTCATTGAATTTAAATTCCATGCAGTATTAAGATTATATTGGAATATAAATGGACCATAGTAATAAAAATTTTGACTTCCACCAAAACCATAAAAAACACGTATAAGATTTCCACAAATAATTAATCTTGTTCCATCTGGTTTAAATGAAATTCCGGAAGGTTCTGGATAAATTACAGTATAACTAGCACCACCCTCTGATGATGTTCCCATTTTTAAATATTTTCTATTATAAGTTGTAGATGCTGAAATTGATTCGATGCTCCCATTATTCAGAGGCATTGATGTAATAGAATTGTCAGCACTAGGATACTCATAAAATGGATCAGCATTTGCACCAGTTACAAATAATGTTGAATCATCTGGTTTAACAAACATTCCAGTTACAGTACCCGGATTATTATTATATACCGAATCACTACAATCAGTATAAAAAAGATGTTTTAAATTATCTTGTTTAGCATAATTTTGTATGTAAGCATTATCTTCTGGACGATACATTCCAGATTTATATCGCCTTTGTGCCCGACTATCTACGGGAGCAGTATAATCAGAACCAATTCGACTAAGAGTACTTCTTTGAGGGCTCATGGTGGGTTTGAAATTTTCTCATAAGAAACTATGACATCAATATAATTTGTATTTCCGGCAGATGCTCTTATAGACCAACCTTCTTCTAGATAAAAATAAGTTTCTTTTGTAGAAATAATTTGTGTAGCATCTGGTGGAACATTGATGGTACTTGCAAGATAATGATCATTAGTGCCAGATGGGCCTGTCCCATACAGGGATATGCTGATTGTTGTGAAACTAGCCCCATTTGTATTTGCGGCAAAAATACTATTAATTTTATAAACTTCTCCACTTGCAGCACCATTTGCTAAAACTGCTGTTAGACCAGTAGGAACGTTTTTATATACTGCAGTTTTTCCAATAAGGCTACTTGGATTTCTAATATTAGGTGCTGCCATTTTTTTATAGTCTTATGAGATTATTTATTATTAAAAGCATCAAAATAACATTGCCAAAATAACCAAACTAACGTCATCGGAAGCAGCAAGACCTTGAGTAGATTGAACCCCTTGAAGTCCTTGAGTACCCTGATTATTACTTAATGGTCCTTGAAGTCCTTGAGTACCTTGATTACTTAAACCTTGTAGTCCTTGTAGTCCTTGAGTACCTTGGGCATTCTGAACACCTTGAGCACCTTGAGCACCTTGAGCACCTTGAAGTCCTTGAGTACCTTGAGTACCTTGAAAATTACTTAAAGAACCTTGTAATCCTTGCAATCCTTGAGAACCCTGAAGTCCTTGTCTTCCTTGAAGTCCTTGAGTACCTTGATTACTTAAACCTTGAAGTCCTTGAAGTCCTTGAGAACCTTGAAGTCCTTGAGAACTTTGAAGCCCCTGTGTTCCTTGTCTTCCTTGAGTACCTTGAGCACCTTGAGTACCTTGAGCACCTTGAGTACCTTGGTTATCACTTAAAGCACCTTGAAGACCTTGAGTACCTTGAGATCCTTGTCTTCCTTGAGTACCTTGAAAATTACTTAAAGAACCTTGTAATCCTTGCAATCCTTGAGAACCTTGGAGTCCTTGAGAACCTTGAAGTCCTTGTCTTCCTTGAAGTCCTTGAAGTCCCTGATTACCTTGAGTACCTTGAGCACCTTGAGTACCTTGGTTATCACTTAAAGCACCTTGAAGTCCTTGTCTTCCTTGAAGTCCTTGAGTACCTTGAGCATTCTGAACACCTTGAGCACCCTGAGTACCTTGAGCACCTTGAGAACCTTGAAGTCCTTGTCTTCCTTGAGAACCTTGATTACTTAAACCTTGTAGTCCTTGAAGTCCTTGAAGTCCCTGATTACCTTGTGTTCCCTGTTCCCCCATTGGACCAAATCCAACAGAATTTAAACTTGAAAATTCTTTAAAGGAACTGTCAAGATACAGTGGAATTCCAATAGATCTTTCCGTGGTTCTGATACCCACACCATCTTTCCAATATCTAACATTATATCCATCATAGGTAATACTGACAACTGTTGAAGTAGTATAAGATCCATGTGAATATAATGTTGAACCAAATTGATCAGTTTCATGAATTGCTAATACACCACCCAAACTAAAAAGCCACCCATAATCTATGGTGTTAAAATTAGCACTTGTTGTTGGATTTGTATTGAGACCAACCACAATTTCAGCATTTATTTGAGATGCCTTGGCAGTAACATAAACGCCTCTAGTATAACCTTCAGTTGAATAAACTTGTCCATCAAAAACATTATTGTTTCCATTGGATTTGGTAAAAGTATTACCATTAACAATAACAACACCACCAGTTACATTTGGAGTCCATTGGGATGTTCCACTTATACCTTGAGAACCTTGATTACTTAAACCTTGGATACCCTGAAGTCCTTGAGTTCCCTGAGCACCTTGAGAACCCTGAAGTCCTTGAGTGCCTTGAGCATTCTGAACACCTTGAGCACCTTGAGTACCTTGAGCACCTTGAGTACCTTGAGCACCTTGAGAACCTTGAAGTCCTTGATTACCTTGAGTACCTTGAGTACCTTGAGTACCTTGAGCACCTTGAGAACCTTGAAGTCCTTGAGCACCTTGAGTACCTTGAGCACCTTGAGTGCCTTGAGTACCTTGAGCACCTTGAGTACCTTGAGAACCTTGAAGTCCTTGAGTACCTTGGGCATTCTGAACACCTTGAGCACCTTGAGTACCTTGGGCACCTTGAAGTCCTTGAGTACCTTGAGCATTCTGAACACCTTGAGCACCCATAGGTCCTTGAGCACCCAATGATGAATATACTTGCCACGTAGTTCCATCATAGATAAGATCCAAAATTGTATTTCCAATATCAACTGTCAAAACTTCATCAGCATATCCCTCTATTGTATTACCATAAGTAAGGGGATTTATGAGTAAATTATTAACAGTCCAATCTGCACCATCAGCAATACGAACTATTGAGGAAACTGTTGGTGATTCTGGAAGAGTTAAGGTAAATGAACCTCCAGAAGTATTTGCAATAATTTGATCTCCATCATTCAGGGTATAATCAGCAGTCTTTACTACCCATCCAGAAGGTTTTCCTACAATTCCTTGAATTCCCTGAGAACCTTGTCTTCCTTGAGTACCTTGTAGTCCTTGAGAACCTTGAATACCTTGTGTTCCCTGAGCACCTTGATTACCTTGCAGTCCTTGAGTACCTTGAGCATTCTGAACACCTTGAGCACCCTGATTACCTTGAATACCTTGTGTTCCCTGAGCACCTTGAGAACCTTGAAGTCCTTGAGTTCCCTGCAATCCTTGAGAACCTTGAATACCTTGAGAACCTTGAAGTCCTTGAGAACCTTGAAGACCTTGATTTCCTTGCAATCCTTGAGAACCTTGAAGTCCTTGAGAACCTTGAAGTCCTTGAGAACCTTGAAATCCAGAACCCTGAAGTCCTTGAAGACCTTGATTACCTTGGGATCCAGAACCCTGAAGTCCTTGAAGACCTTGATTACCTTGGGATCCAGAACCTTGAAGACCTTGAAGACCTTGAGTACCTTGTAATCCTTGAGTACCTTGGGCATTTTGAACACCTTGAGCACCTTGTCTTCCTTGAAGACCTCTGCTTCCCAGATCACCTTGAAGTCCTTGATCACCTTGAGTACCTTGAAGTCCTTGAGTTCCTTGGAGTCCTTGATTACCTTGAAGACCTTGATTACCTTGGGATCCACCTTCACCAGAACCACCAGCAAAACCCTGAAGACCTTGAAGTCCTTGAGTACCTTGGGCATTTTGAACACCTTGAGCACCTTGTCTTCCTTGAGGACCTCTGCTTCCTAAATCACCTTGAAGTCCTTGATTACCTTGTATCCCTTGAGTACCTTGAGCACCTTTTGCACCAACTCCAGATGGAGATATCCAATATCTTTTTCCGGGATATCCATCAACTGCACTTAAAATATATTTTTCTCCACTAGGTGCTGGATTTACACTGACTGAAGAAACACCAACTATAGGATCACCTAAATCTGGTTCTGCCTGTTCCAATCCAAGAAATTCATACCTATCAGAGGTAATCCCCGATTGCCCAAATCTTCTTACTCGTCCAGAATTATATCTTACCATTTTTCACTATTGTTTTGCAGTTTCTAAAATACTTAATACAAGATTTAAAGCATTATTCGCATTTGCTTTGATTTTAATAACATCATCAGTTTCTAGTGCAAGTCTTCCATCAGAAACTAAATTTAATCCATCGTTTGATGGAATTGAAATCTCATTTGCAAAAATATAATCTGCCGGTGATTCGCTAGTTCTTGAATGAGTTGCGGTTACAGTATATGTACTTCTTGCTGCACCAGATGATATATTGCTAACCTGAGATAAAATAACAATAGATGCAACACCTGTTGGACAAGTATAAATCCCAACATTATTGGTTGTAATACTAACTCTAATTGTTCGGAACTTATTAAGTGCTACTACTGCCATTTTAGTTACCTAGTGCAATGATAAGGGGTGTTACTGTATTTAATAAACTTTGACTAAATGCTCTACCAGAAATAGTTCCGGTTAATTGATTAATTATAACATCATCTCCGATTTGAAAATTACCAGATTGATTTGTACTAGTATAAATTACTTGTCCACCATTTACCTTATAAACCTCATTATCTTGAATAGAAACTCCACCCAAAGCAGGTTTTGCAGTATTAATATTAGTTCCAGATCCAACCCATTCTAATGATATTGATGTTGCAAGTTGCAGACTTAATCTTGAAAAATATGCAGTTGATCCGGCACTAACTGTATTATTTAGATTCTGTGTCAAAACGATTGTAGATATTCCTGCATTTGGTAATGTTGCACTTTCAATTCCATAATAAATTGGATCCAATACTGGAGATGCTGCAGCATTAGATCCCTCACCACCAGTAATTTGAATATTTGGATTAGTTAAGTATTGTGATCCAGAACTAATAATATCAATAGAAGTTACTTTTCCACCCGAAATGTTTGCAGATCCTTCTGCCCTAATTCCACTTGGACCTGTTGGAGCATCAATTGTTACTATAGGAACTGATGTATAACCAGAACCACCATTAGTTACATCAATTCTCAATATGGAGTAATATAATTTATCAAAATAAACTGCCTGACCATCATAAGGACGATTTGATGCAATTCCAGAAATAATTAAAGTATCAGTACCTTGTGATGCAGTCTGTGTTACTATTCCACTATAACGATAGATGGATCTTGAAGATGCATCCCCAATTCCATTGGAATATAACCCATAATTACCAAAAGATGCATTAGAATTGGTAATATCACATTGCCCACCACCTGCAGTATAAACCGCAATATCATCACAAATTGTAAAGAGAGAAACCAACTGAGCATATGCACCATTGGTGATGGATGCACCTATTCCACCTTGATTGTATTGAGTATATGAATCCAAACTCATAGATCCAGTTACACCAATATCATCTTGATCTCCCGGTTCTGCCTCAAATCCATTAACTTTTAAACCAATACTTTTTGGTATAAAATTAGTACAGTTTCTGATGTAAGGTCCTTGTGTAATTGGTCCAACACCTGGCGAATAAGTATTTCCTCCAATTTTTGTTGCCGACCAATTATTATTTGTTAGTCCATCATATGCTGTAGGATATGTAGTGTTAATTCCTGCACCACCAAGAGCACCCAATCCATCTCTAATAATTGTCGTAACAACACCAACACAAGAGTAAATTGCCGATACAACATTTGCACAACCACTTAAACTTTGATTACCATATGCACCATCAGATTGCATACTTAAATCTTTTATTTGTGTATAATTTCTATAATTTCCACCACCTGGTTTTGTGAAAGAAACATTATTAATACAAGACCTTGCAATTCCGGCAGCATATGTTAGAGCATCCATTGTCTCAGTTTTTATTCCAACAATATATTGAAGTACTCCTGCATCTGTATAATATGTCTTACCTGCTCCAACAGATTTAGAGTTTCCACCTCTTGTGATATCAAAACAAACTGCTTTCAATACTGATTTAATATCTGAGGTTGATACTCCAATTGAAAATGCTGGATTCCTATAATCAGTACTAGTTAAATATCCTACTGTTTCACTCGCAATAAAATCTAGATTCATACGAATCATTCTTGCACCATCAAAGAAACGATTTGATGAAACTCCAGATAATGGGCGGAATGCTATAACTGATGCGCCGTTTGTTGAATCTGGTCCAACAAAACTCAAATCTGTTACGTGACAACTATTATTAACGTGGAATAAATCTAATCCAGAATTTTGTGGCGTAACAATGCAGTTTCTAAGTTCTGCCCCCTCAACAGAAACACTTTTTTCAAGAATTATTGGATTATTTTCAACATATACTCCAGGAAAAACTTTAATTGTGTCTCCAGAACTTGCAATTCCTGCAGCAGATTTAATTGATCTTTTTGGATAATTTTCTGCTAAACCAGTATAACTATCATTGCCATTTTGTGAAACATAGATTGTTTTTCCAATTGGCGAATATGAATATACTTGAACTCTACCCTTTCCATTTACAGGATCTAATGTAACTCCAATACCAGCAACAATCTGAGTGACAATTCCAACAAGAGTTGCACCACTACCATAATAATCAGTTGCTGTTGCAGTTCCAACAACTGTTAAAGTATTTGTTATAACAGTTGTTCCAATTCCAATACTTCCAGTTGATGGATTGAAGACTAATTTTTCGGATGAAACAAATATTGTTGATATGGATCCACTTGATGCTGTTGAAAGACCAATATATCTCAATTCATTTGATTGATCATTTTGTACTTTAAATGATTCACTTATATTGGAACCTTGTGTTCCTTGAAGTCCTTGAGTACCTTGTCTTCCTTGAGTACCTTGAAGTCCTTGAGTACCTTGTCTTCCTTGAGTACCTTGAAGTCCTTGAGTACCTTGAAGTCCTTGTGTTCCCTGAGCACCTTGAGTACCTTGAAGTCCTTGAGCACCTTGAAGTCCTTGAGCACCTTGAAGTCCTTGTGTTCCCTGAGCACCTTGAGCACCTTGAAGTCCTTGAGTACCTTGAGATCCAGAACCTTGCATACCTTGAAGTCCTTGAGCACCTTGTAGTCCTTGAGCACCTTGTAGTCCTTGAGCACCTTGTAGTCCTTGAGTACCTTGAGATGCAGAACCTTGCATCCCCTGAAGTCCTTGAGAACCCTGAAGTCCTTGAGTACCTTGAGCATTCTGAGAACCTTGAAGTCCTTGAGTTCCCTGCAATCCTTGAGAACCTTGAAGTCCTTGAGTTCCCTGCAATCCTTGAGAACCTTGAATACCTTGAGAACCTTGAGTACCTTGAGAACCTTGAGAACCTTGTAATCCTTGAGAACCTTGAGATCCAGAACCTTGCATCCCCTGAAGTCCTTGAGAACCTTGAAGACCCTGAATACCTTGTAATCCTTGAGTACCTTGCAGTCCTTGAGAACCTTGTAGTCCTTGTATTCCTTGAAGTCCTTGTATTCCTTGAAGTCCTTGTATTCCTTGAAGTCCTTGAGCACCTTGAAGACCTTGATTGCCTTGAAGACCTTGATTGCCTTGAAGACCTTGATTTCCTTGAGATCCAGAACCTTGAATACCTTGAAGTCCTTGAAGTCCTTGATTACCTTGATTACCTTGATTACCTTGAGCACCTTGAGTACCTTGAGCACCTTGAGTACCTTGAGCACCTTGAGAACCTTGAAGTCCTTGATTACCTTGAGTACCTTGAGTACCTTGAGCACCTTGAGCACCTTGAAGACCCTGAGTGCCTTGAAGACCCTGAGTACCTTGAATTCCTTGAGTACCTTGAATTCCTTGAGTACCTTGAGCATTCTGAACACCTTGAGCACCCTGGGTGCCTTGAAGTCCTTGCCTCCCTTGAGTACCTTGAGCATTCTGAACACCTTGAGCACCCTGGGTGCCTTGAAGTCCTTGTGTTCCCTGAGCACCTTGAGCATTCTGAACACCTTGAGCACCCTGGGTGCCTTGAAGTCCTTGTGTTCCCTGAGCACCTTGACAACCTTGAAGTCCTTGAGTTCCCTGCAATCCTTGATTACCTTGAAGTCCTTGAGTTCCCTGTAATCCTTGATTACCTTGAAGTCCTTGAGTTCCCTGTAATCCTTGAGTTCCCTGCAATCCTTGAGAACCTTGAATGCCTTGAGAACCTTGAATGCCTTGAGCACCTTGAAGTCCTTGAGTTCCTTGAAGTCCTTGCAATCCTTGAGTACCTTGTAATCCTTGATTACCTTGATTACCTTGATTACCTTGAAGTCCTTGAAGACCTTGAGTGCCTTGAGTACCTTGGTTATTACTTAAAGCACCTTGAAGTCCTTGAAGTCCTTGAGTACCTTGAAGACCCTGAGTGCCTTGAAGACCCTGAGTACCTTGAATTCCTTGAGCACCTTGCAATCCTTGAGTACCTTGAGCATTCTGAACACCTTGAGCACCCTGGGTGCCTTGAAGTCCTTGAAGTCCTTGATTACCTTGATTACCTTGATTACCTTGATTACCTTGATTACCTTGAGCACCTTGCAATCCTTGAGTACCTTGAGCATTCTGAACACCTTGAGCACCCTGGGTGCCTTGAAGTCCTTGAGCACCTTGCAATCCTTGAGTACCTTGGTTATTGCTTAAAGCACCTTGAAGACCTTGTCTTCCTTGAAGTCCTTGCCTTCCTTGAAGACCTTGAAGACCTTGAGTACCTTGAAAATCGCTTAGTGCTCCCTGAACACCCTGACCTGCAAATTGTCCAGCAATTCCCTGATTACTTCTTCCCTGAACACCCTGAGCTCCCTGATCTCCTCCGCCAGCGCCACCACCACCTCCAGAAGCATAGGCAAGAGCACTCCAAGCAGTTGATCCATCACCAAATTTAAACTTACGAGTATCAGATTCAATACCCATTTCACCTGCAAGAAGTACAGGATCTTCATCAATCCATTCTGCTTCAGTTGCATATTTAAGTATAATATGTTGAGCAGTTAAAACACCATTAACAACACTAAGTCCTTGAACACCACCAGTTCCAGTGACAGATAGACTATCAACCTCTAAAAAAGAAACATCTTCTGGAGGTCTGTCGGTGTAATAGACTTTAATTCTAGTCATTGTTATGTTGTGGTATTATATGGATAATAAAAACTATAAGGATTATTTAATGAATTACTAGAATTTACAAATTCTTCAGTATTTCTATTAGATATTGCTGCCATACCAGAAGATGCATATTCCCTATTATCTCCAGGATAATCATCATAAGTTCCTTCATATTCTGGAATATTTTTTCCAGTATCTGCTCTTTCACCATAAACAGTATAATAACAATTAATTGTAGAACCAGAATTATTTTTAATTAAAATTCTAGTTCCCCATTCAATTTTATCAACATATAATTCTTGATGTGCTGCAATCGGAGTCAAATTTACAGTAATCGTTTCGGGATCAACTAAATTTTTCCAATATTCTGGAAGTTCAATTACGTTTGAACCCTTAAGTTTTCCTCTCACATATACATCTGCCGTTGGACCTTCAATACAAACGTGTCTCAATCTCCATCCACTTTTTGTTGGATGTGGAATATCAAATGGTTTTTTTGCAGTCCACTCTGCAGCTTTTGCAAACCAATCCAAACCACCAATATTAATACTCATACCTTCTATTGTTACTTTCAATCCTTCAACACTTACACCCGTTGCACCAGTAATGAAAGCTTTATCGGTAGTAACATTAAAACTTCCAGTATTAAAAGATGCAGTTGTCGTACTACAATCCATTAATGCGCCAGAAAGTTGAGTGTGACCTAATACAAACATAGAACCATTCTGATTATGAACTCCAGTAAATGTAGAGGCACCAGCAAGCACTTGTGAAAGTGGTGCTGTTGGAGATGGTCCTACAGCAAGTGAGGCAAGTTCAAGTCCAGTAACTTTTCCAACAGAAATATTATATAAATTACAATATCCACTTTTATAAAAAGTAGTGGGAAGATCCACAGAAGCCCCAAATAAGGAATTGACTCCTTCTATATTTCCAAATGCTACTGAATCAAAATAATGCGTCATAATACTATCCTCCTAAATTATTGAAACACTTCCACAAGATTTTGTTAAACCTTCAATCAAAGCTCCCCAGTTTCCGGCAACAAGATTTTTAATTGCAGAAACTGCGGTTACTGGACCAAATGCTTTTAAATCTCCAGACATATTAATAAAATTTCCACTTACAATATTTACACCTGCTGTTCCATTAATACAAATCCTAGTTCCGGCAAGGCGAACCTCTTCGGTGGAAGCCAAAACAATGTATCCATTAGAAGTTAGTAAAAAATTTCCTTCTGGTGATGTTCCATTTGTTTCCATTAAAATATTTTTCGCTATCAGTTTAATATTTCCTTTTTCGGCATTTATAACAATATCTCCAGAATGGGCAGTTATTGATCTTGCAATTGCTTCATTTTGTTTAGGATTTTTACCTAAACCAGAAACTTCTTTCCAAGCTCCTTCTATGTGTTCGGTTTTATTGCCGTTTTTATAATGAGCAATATGATTTCCTCCACCCCCAGTAATAATAGTCAGATCTCTTCCATCATCCTCTTTATCGGATCCTATTGGACCACAATGTATAAGAGCGTGTGGATTATTTGCAAGGGTAAAATCTGGTGCTGGGTTTGCCATTATCTAGTAATACAATCTATAACTTGGACTAATTTCTGTGGACCAATTGCTGATAATTCTAATTGTTTTTCAGTAATAAATTGTCCAATAGGAGTGAATTTAAGATTCAATCTAAACCTTGCTCCTACGCCAGTATCACTATTTATTACCATATCAGGAATGGTGACAAATCCATATCCAGGAGAAATAACTTTTACATTAACAATTTGACCTGTAGGTGTAAGTTCAAGTTCAAAATCTGCCCCATTATTTCCTCCAATTATTTCGACAGTATCTTCTGGCAAATATCCAGTCCCAGTATCATCAATTATGATGACATCATCAATTTCGGAAATGGCATCATTTGGATTATATTCATTTACATTAGGAGTTTCGCCACCAGCACCAATATCAGCAGGAACACCATCCCCAGGATCAACAATACCACCTTCACCATCAATACCACCAATATCCGGAGGTACTAGCAATGATCCAGTACTCACTTTCTTTACTATTTCAACAGAAATTGTATTAGTAACAACTCTTTGACCGATAGGAGCATTTGAATTTTCTGCGGTTAAAGTATATGTTTGAAATAACTTACTCCCATCTGCAGGAAATTTTAAATCTGATGGTACAACAAAAGATATTGCCCCATCAAAAGGAACCGTTTCAAATCCAGGAATATTAAGAGAGACTTTTGTTGTGTTTGATGTTTGCCAGTTGAGTGTTAGTACATCACCCAATGATAAAACTTTTGGATCTGGCTCAAACAAATCAATTGTTGGAGGATTTGCATTTATATCCGCATTGAGATTCTGATCTTTAGTCACAACAGTAATTTCCAAATCTCTAGTTACAATTTGATCCTCGGATTTATCATTTTTATTTTTTGCAGTAAGTGTATATGTTACTTTTGCTTCTGTTTCACCCGGAGCAAAGTAGACGTCCTCCTCATAAATTGGTAAAGATATTGATTGGACGGGTGAAAGATCACTATAACCAGGAACATTTAATGAAATTTTTGATGCATTTCTAACATCCCAAGATAAAATTAATGCTGTTCCAACAGTGATTGGATTTGGAGATCCATCAAAGGAATTAATAATTGGGGGACCACCATTAAACTTGTCACTATAACCATATCCCGAACCAATAATAATAATTTTTTCAACTTCACTTTTATTATCATTATTTGGATCAGGTGGTCCTAAAACGGAATATGCGGATGCATTTACTCCACAACCCGCAGGATCCACAATTGAAACAAAAGGTGGCGAAGTGTATCCAGTACCTTTAAAGAATAGGTTGGCACCAATCACTTGCCCGATAGAATTGACAACTGCACCCGCAACGGCACCAGAACCTCCACCGCCAAAAATTTGAATCTGAGGAATGCCACACTCAAAAGATCCAGAATAACATCCACCAGGAGATAAGTATTCTTCATCTCTTGGTCCAAAGAAATCATTCATCCAACCTTCAACATTCTTATTATTAATTACATTTGAAATTTTTAAAAAACCAAAATCAAGTTTTGAATCTTTTTCAGATTCTTCGGATCCTCCAGTTTTATATTCCTTTACTTCTGGACATTTTGGTCCTTTACATAAGAACCCCTCAAATCCAAGAACAAAATCTATTGCTTGAAATACCGATGCAGTAATCTGACTAACACCCCCCAAAACTTGATTAATTTGAGCAAAAATTGGATCCAATGCTCTCTGAATATCATTTGCAACTTTGTTTAAGAGAGCATTGACAAAATTCTCTGCGGCACATAAAGGGGCATTGATAATTTGCCCAACCAAAGAGTATAAAAATTCTGCAACCAATTTAGCAAGATTGGCAATAATCTGTTCAAACTTACAAAAAAGTTGATCTATAAGTGTCTTCAAAACACCACTCTTAATTTGTTTAAGTAGTGGTGGTAAGATCATATTTAATATGTCTTCTATACCTGCTCGTATTTTTTTTAAAATCCATTCCCTAATTCTTTGAACAATACTACGCATAGCAGATGCTATTACTTCTATTGTGGAACGAATTTCTCCCTCCAAATCTTGAATGGCATTGATTGCTCCATTAATGTATTTGTCTGCAAATTTCTTAACTTTCTTTAAAAATTTAAACAATCTTTGAAGAGCTCTATTAATCTTAGAAAACTTATCCTTACCACAAGGATCTCCAGTACTATAAGACACCTCACAATAACCATTATTCTTTTCAAGTGCAGCAGTAAGTGCTATTTTTTGGCGTATTGCAATTACCTGTTCTTCAGTGACTGGGCCACCACCCAATTTAATTCTTGCCTTTTCATCAAGTTCTTTTTGAACTTCTTTTGTAAATTGAGTTAGATCAGAATTAATAGCATCTGAATTTTTTTTTGCCATGTCTACTATTTTCTAAAAAATTTGAAATCAACTGGAGCATTTGTCTGATTTGAGCGATTTGATTTTACCAAAACTAGATATTGTGCCGGAGTTAAGGAACCAAACCAATTTAAAGTTGTTTTATATTCGCTACTTTCACCATTTTTTACCTGACTTCCAGTAATATTATAAGAAGGATCAGTTCTTCCCAGAACACCAATAATCATAGGTTTTTCATAATCATCATCAAGAAAGATACCAACTACCCATTCACCACCAACAATTCCAGTACTCATTTTATTTAGAGACCCATGAGAAGTGTGGCGAAGAACAATTGCCCAGGGCAAATCTTTATCTTTTAATATAGATCCTTCTGCAGGTTGATATCCCATAATACGAACCTTAACTCTATCGGCCCATCCTTCAGGATTTGTTTTATTTTCAGTTTGATCTAATGGAACTTGTCCAATAAACCAACGAGGTGGATTTTTACCAAAAAAACCTGGTTTAAACATTTGCTAATTATCCTCCACCTGTATATAGACCATAAGTATCACGAACTAATGTTAATGATGTAAAGGATCTTTTTGTATCAAAAGAGTGGCAGAGATGCATAATTAAATACTTTCCACTCTTAGATTCTTCAATAGAACCCTCTGCCTTATTTCCGAAAGTTGTTTTTTCAAATTCACAAATTATATTATCCCCAGCTTTTAACTTCGGATTACAAGGAATCATCATAGTCAAAACTTGAGTCATCAATAGATTATATCTCATTACTGCCTTTGCCTGATATTCTCTAGGATCGTTGTTGATTTTATTACTAATTCCAATTTCCATATTTCCAGGATCAAGTATAAAATGATGTGTTCTGGTGAAGGCATCTTTTGCATCAAATTCTCCAGGATACTCTGGTTCTGATCCCAAATTTATTAAACCTGCCTTAGATAATGAGAGATAAATTTCAGTATATTCAAAATTATATGGATTAAAGAAAACATTTTTTGTTTTATATGAACCAGTCTGCAAAGCATTTAACATATTATGATCTTTTTGAGAACTATATGAATAAATTCTAAAGTCATTATCATCATTATCATAACTAGTTGTCGCAACTCCATAATATTGATATGTTGCTACAGGAGAAGCACCAATTAAACTATCAATGGATCTGAAATTAAATCCAACTCTATTCTCCCAAAATAAAAATCCAGCAGAACCTTGAACAGGAATTGATTTAGAGCATAAAGAATTAATTAGTGAAAATGGAGATCTACTAGATCCAGTAAATGCATATGAATTTTTAGTTTTTTCTACAGTAAGTTTATTTGAAGGAACATTTAATTCTTTAGTAAGAATTTGATTTACAGTCTCTCCAATATTATTGTAATACTTCTTATAAAGTGTTGCCGTTTCATTTTCAATTGCTGCTCTTGATGATAAGGACAGCATTGTTGCTTGGCGCAATGATTCTTGAGTTGGTGTTGTTGCGGCAATTACATATAATGGATATGACCTAAAATCAAGTTTTCCCAATTTACTGTTTATAATAAATTCAAATTTTTCATTTCCCCGAATTGGAAGAGATGATGTAAGTGTTCCTGCTCTTTCAGAAACGTCCTCCGATTTATTAGCACTTACTGCATTACCCAAATCAGTATAAATTATGTTTGCGGTTACATTTGGATGGAAAAGACTTTCATAATATGAAAAATTATTAATGGTAATTTTCTTATCTAAATTTACAAAATTAACTCTTTCACCATTTTTATCAATGGTCATATGTTCATACTTTGATGCTTCCGATGCGTGTTTTGTGCTCATATTATGCTGATACGACAATTGGTTGGATTATTCTATTATTTACCAGTATAGTTTTCTGATTTGGATCTCCAGTATTTAATCGGGAAGCAATCATATTACCATCTTTACCTACAGTTCTAATTGATGCATTGCCACCATAATTACGGTAATTTTCTGGTGGTTGTTTATTTTTATAATATTTAAGATCGTTTAAAAGTTTCTTTAAAGTTTCTAAATTATCTTTATTCTTAACATCAACATTAATATCCCATAAACCCAAGACATCTAAAGCTCCCAATGGACCTTTTTTCTCAACTTTTAGATTGGTGCCATCAAGAGTTAATGTATAAGGACCCAATTGTAATATATCTTTCTTAAGATCTTGCATAGTATGAACAATTTCAGTCAATGGAGGAAGATTTTGTTTTGCTACTTTTGGGGCAGTTTTGTTTGCACCCAGATCTTCCAAAAATTTAACTGGATTCACTGTTCCTGCATATCCATAAGTTGTAGATTTACCTTTTCTAATTTCATAATGTATTACCCCGGTTGCAGATAATCCCTGTACAACTTTATCTCCAGGATTAACCGAATCTCCTTTTTTAACTAAAACTTGTCTTCCTTCGGCAATTCTTTCAGTCACATTAAGTTTTGAATTATAAATGTCAATATAATTTCCATATCCTTTTGGAGATGGATCAAAATCCTTATAAGTAACTACTCCACCAATTCTACTATAAAAGTAGTCATTTTCACCTATTGGAAAATCAACACCAGCGTGTTGTCTTTTTTTACCGTCTTTACCTATTCTTTCGGCACCATATTGTTGACCAGATAAATTTCTTTCTGGAAGTGGGGGAAGTTTTCTTTGACTTACTTTAGTAATTGCTTTTGGAAGCTTACCTTTGTATTTTTTATAAAAACCTCTTGCATAATTTTGACGCTTTGTAAGACCATCGCTTGCTACCTCATATTTTTCATACCAAATTTGAGCTGCCTCTTCAGGAGTTTTTGCATTTTTAATCTCATTATAAGCAGTATTATAACTTCCTTCCAATTCGACCCAAGTCCATTCCAATTGAGTGTCAATATTTTCTGGATCGTATTTCTTTTTCTTGGCCCATTTTACCAATTGACCCCATCTATCACCATCACCACCATTTCCCCATTGAAATATTCCAATAAATTTGCCACCATTTCCTCTTTGAGAATGGGCAATCGTTGGATTAAATCCACTTTCTTGTTGAGCATTTCCCATAATTCCCGAAACAGCGATATCAGATAATTTTTTCCCCTTAAAGAAATTCCAAACTCTGTCGGCACCTTGTCCTTCAAAAACTGTTGCTCCCTCAAGTCCACCACCTCCATTACCATCTCCAGTATCATTAGGATTTCCTCTATCAGTAGCATTTCCACTTTTATCATCTTTAAGTTTTGATTTTAACTTATTAACTGCTTTCAATCTTTCTGTAATATCTTCAAATTTATTAGTATTTTCCTCACTCATCTTAGTGTTTCTTTCCGAATTTTTAGTATTCTTATTAAATGCTCCAAAATAATTGACAGATTGAACTGCCTTTCTTCCTTTTGCAGTCCCACCAGGTCTAGCAAATGGTGAGGTTGCAACTGTTGATGTTCTTGTTTCTGGTCGTGCTGAAGTTCCCACAGCATTTGATCTGGAACTAGATACAGTGCCACCAGAAGCAAGTTTTTGCTTTGGTCTTTTCTGTTGTTGTATTGATGTAATTTGTTGTTGGGCACCATTCATAACTTGAGGATTTTTTAATGCTGTTGCATAATTTGCATATGTTTTTCCAGTTGTGCTCGAATAATATTTTCCTTTACTTTTAGCATATGCTTGTGCCGCAGTTGCAGATGCTGCTGTCGATGGTTTTGCTGTTGGTTTTGGATTAAAGAATGAAGTCCATTTAGTAATTAAATCTTTAATTTCTTTTTCTGAGTTATTGTATAAATTACCCAAACCATCAATTTGTTTTTTTATATCTTGAGTGGTTTTAGCAATAGTGGCATAAGTTCCTCCAGCAAATTTGGAAAAATTATTAACTAAATCAATAAATCCCAGTATTCCCTTTCCAATTGTTTTAATAGTCCATTCAATAGTCTTAAGAATCCAAGGATTATTGCCAAAAAATTTCTGTAGTCCTGCAATAATTTTGGGAAGATTATTCACCAATAATCCAAAAACAATAATTGTAAGAAATTCCTTTATCTTATCAAGAATACTCATTGGACCAGCAATTAGTCTTTGTTTGATATTAGATCCTATGGATTTAATTTTCTCTAGAGGACTTTCAATCTTATTTTCCTTTTCATTTTTTTTATTTTCACTTTCTTCTTTGGAGAAGAAACTTTTTCTATCCGATCTTATTTTCTTAGATTGCTTGCCATAAGAAAACAAAGAACTCTTTATATTAGTAACGTTTAGTTTTAATTTTTTTAATTCTGTAGTTTTCATATAATTAACCTATCCCCTTTCCTATTCCCAAACTAGTCATCCAACCACCCATAGCTTCCGCAAACAGTCCATTAATTGGTGATATGTTGGGCAATGGAGTAGGATCTCCTCCAGATACTGGAACACTTCCTACTTTGTTTTTATTAGTAAGATCAATAGCAGAATTTGTTTCTACCATATTAAACACTTTTATAGAAGGTCCTGATGGTTTTAGTGATTCTAGGTTTTTTCTATTGGCAGAAAATAGACTACTTAGATTATCTGTAGATGGATTTTTAGTTTTGAACGGCAATAATCCAATAGGAGATGCTGTTGATTCTGGTGATGCTGATGATGTTGTTGGTTTTGGTTTTGGTGGTGGAAGATTACCAACTTGTTCCCCAATTCTAGGAGAGTTTGGATTTCCAGGATCTCCTAGTGCTCCAGGTTTGCTGGCATCTGGCATCGCTCTATTATTACCACCACCTCCACTAGTTGGAGTAGGGGCAGCAGCACCACCACCACTAGTTGCAGGAGCACCACCACCTCCACTAGTTACAGGAGTAGGAGCAGCAGCAGGAGCAGGAGCACCACCACCTCCACTAGTTACAGGAGTAGGAGCAGCAGCAGGAGCAGGAGCACCACCTCCTCCACCAGAACTACCACCTCCACTAGTTACAGGAGTAGGAGCGGCAGGAGCACCACCACCGCCACCACCGCCAGGACGTGTTGGTTTGTTCTTCAACATCGTATCATTATATTTTTTACGCAATCTTCTTTCTTCTTCCTTTAAGACCTTATCATAATCTTCAAGAACTTTAGAAAATCTAGTATTATTTTCTGCCTGAACAGTATTTGTAGATTCTTGTTTCTTTATACCTTCTGCAAATTTAAGCCACTCTCTGCCACCATTACTATTAATGTCTTTCAGAAGTGGTCTGAAAAGCATCGCTGCACTAGTTTTGATAACTTCTTCACCCTCATCAAGCATTACTCTTCTACCGCCACGAACCATTGCTGGAACGGTATCTGTTCCTGGGCGATCTCCCTTACCAACTGTTCCACCTGTTGAAAAATGTGGAAACATAGAACAAGAAGTGCATTTCTTTTTGGGTTTTTCAATTGTTCCACCTTCTGCTTTGGCGTCGGCCGACGCAAGAGCAGAAAAAATATTCCATAAGGTACTAAAAGTTGCTGCCGTAATAGCACCTGCTCCAGTAAGTGCGGTTGTGTCTATATTTCCCATTCCTTGCACAATACCATCTATCCAAGAAGGATTTCCTTGTGATTGGAAGGCAGGTTGAGGTTGGGGTTGGGGTTTTCGTGTAGGTATTCCAGCTACAGGAGGAAGATTTAGTGGTTTTCCTGCAGGGCCAAGTAAAGGAGGTACAACAGGAACTGGAGGTATAGAAGCACCTCCAACTAAACCTTTTGCACCTTGTACGAAAATAGCATTTTTAAGTAAATTTTGTGCTAAAGATGTTACATTAGCAGGATCACCAAAACAACTCAACATTTGATTACAAATGTTAGGAATACCTCCTCCACCACCGGGAGGTTTCTTTTTGAATAGATCAATAAGACCTTTAAGAGCCTTAGCAGCACCAACTACCTTGAGTAGAACACTTAAAAGTTTGGCGGTTCCTAATATAATTAAAATTTCTTTCCAATGATCAACTACAAAATCAAAAAATTTCTTTAATTTTTCTCGGTTTTCTTTCTTTGATAACCAATTAAATGCATTATTGACAATTAAACCAGTAAGTATTATTGAAAAGAAATCTATTAACTTTTGAAATATACTCTTTATTGGTGCAGTAACTCTATCAAAAATTCTTTCTGCAATATTTTTTTTAGGTTCTTCAATCTTTTTCTCTTTATCCGATACTTTTTTTCTTGATATTCTTTTCTTATCTTTTTCTAATTGTAATTTTTCTGCTGCAATTCTACTTAAATGATCAAGTGCTAATTGATTTTGAACTTGTACTAAAATTTTATTTGTTGATCCAAGAAAAGATTCTATGATAGAAAATTTCTTATCAGTATCTCCTTCTTTTTTTAGAATTGGTCCTAAACTTTCTGTGGTAAGACCTTCTTCTATTTTTGGTTTTACAAAAGATCTGGCAAAACTAAAATTTGTTTTCTTTAATGCAATCTGTGGTTTAATGGCACCAGTAATTAGTGCAGACTTAATGTTCCTTCTGCCTAACTTGGGTATTGCTGGTGCCGAATAAACCTGATTAAGATCCACTTTGATTCTTTGCGTTTTCTTCTTCTATATGCTGTTGTAAGAGAGATACATAGATATCTCTTTCCCAAGGAAGCATATTTTCAATATCCCATAATGAATATTTATGATGCTGCATCAAAGCAAAATTAATTTTAAAATATGACTCAAGATTGGTATGAGCCATTATTAGGTGAAAAAACTTGCTAAGCCCTCCAGTACTACTTCACTTTCAATTTCAGTCTTAGGATTTTTTACTACAATTGTATGAGACAACTTAGGCATAGTTGTAAAGAAAGATTCAATTTCTTTAAACTGCTTGGTATTCATTTGCTCAACAAATTCCTTAAGTTCTTTCTTGGTGCAATCCTTAGAAGACCAAGATTCTTCGGCATTATAAACCATATCAATACAGGATGTGATCATCATTAAAGATTTATCAACATCAGTTTCTTCTTCACTGAATTCAAAGTTATTTTCAATAAATTGATCCAAAGAAGGATACTTCATTTTCATTGAAAGAGTATCATCAAGTTTTACAATACTGTTATGATTTGGATCTCTCTGAACTTTAATCGTATCAATATCAATTTCCATTGATACTTGAGTTTCTCCATCATCTGGGCAAGTAATATTAACTTCAATAGTTTCCCCAACTGATTTGGCACGAACATTCAGGAACAAATATTCAATGTCAAATGTAGAAAGTTCGGAAATCTTCACACCCTTACTAAGAATACATTCTGTCAAGATCTGAACAATTGCATTAGAAATCTGTTTCATATCTTCAGATTCCAATGCCATAATCAGAATTTTTTCTTCTTTAACTAGAAATGGGCGATATCTGATCTTTTTTTCATTTGAAGGCAATTCCAACTCATATGTTGGTGTAGAAATTTTTGGTAAAGGCATAATGACCTATAGAATTCAGGTTTAGTTATTTATTGGGGAAAATCTTTTATTGTAATCGTGGGTTGTTCTGGACCAAGTACTGCATCATAAGCTCTTTGTAAATCATCACCCTGAAAAGAACCTGGTGGATTAACAACCGGAGCATATTCTCTTCTTGCAATATAACGATCATAGTTCATAGTAACTGTTACTTTTAATACTTCCGATTCACCATAAGATACTGATAGTGAAGAAACAGATTTTGGAAATGCATTTATCAGTTGAAAAGAAATATTAGGAGCATTTGAAGTTTGCCAATCTTTTTCAAACTTTTTAATATAAATTCCACTCTTATTCTTATAAAGATTGGGATAATTAAATCTTCTATAATAATTACCAAGTTGCAAAGCATTATCATTATCTATAGCAACTTTTGCTCCACCAGAAATAAAATCCATCCAAGCTTCAAAAAAACCTAAAACCTTATATTCTCTGTCAATATAAAAAGTAAAATCAATATCCGTATTAATTCTTGTATGGGCAAACTCTTGGGATACTCCCATAAAATTATCTTTTACTTCTGAAGTTGCATAAGATGATGTCGGAATAGTTGCTTCAGAACATAAAAGACCTAAAGTATTTGAAAAATCATTTTCAAAATTAATTACACCATACCTACTGGCACCTTTTTTTAAATGTGTTAAAAAATTTTGCTCCGTTGCATCACGACCAATTCCCCACTGTGGAGTAATATAAACCTGATACAAATTGGTCCTTGCCAAGTTAAGAAAACTTGGCAAAGTAGTCATATTGACTTGTCCAATTGGTGGAATTGCCATCTATAAATATTTCTATAACACTATATTATAAAGTATTTAGATGTCTTATAAGGGAAAATATCAACCATCATTTCCCCAAAAGTATAAAGGAAATACCACAAATATTGTGTATAGATCTTTATGGGAAAGAAAATTTATGGTGTATTGTGATACTAATGAAAATATTTTGGAATGGGGAAGTGAAGAAATTGCACTTCCTTATAGATCCCCAATAGATAATAAGATTCATAGATACTTTCCAGATTTCTATATTAAAACCAAAGAAAGTAATGGGGAAGTTAAAAAATATTTGATTGAGATTAAACCAAAAAAACAAACAGTAGAACCAATACCACAAAAAAGAAAAACAAAAGGATATATCTATGAGGTTTATGAGTATGTCAAGAATCAGGCAAAATGGAAAGCAGCAGAAGAGTTTTGTAAGGATCGTCAGTGGGTGTTTAAAGTTCTCACCGAACAAGATTTAAATATAAAGTAATGGCACTTACAGGACTTGAAAAACCATTAGAACAATATAATAGGGACGACATTCGTAAGATTGCGGTTCTTTATGGAATTCCATTAAACAAAATTATTAGTCAAAAACTTACCAAGGCACAGGTAATTGATGCGATTCGCAATAGTCCAAAATATCAGGAGAAACAACAAAGAAGACCCACAGATGATAACAGTAATCGTGTTCGCAATATAATTAATAATTTAATTGGAAATGAAGATCCAGATGATTTGATGGTTGAAATAATATCAGTTTTAAGTGAAAGTGGAAAGGTTCCTAGTGCAGGAAAATATTATGTATTTGTCTATAATCCCAAAACACCAAATATTCAATATGATCAGAATCCCCTAGTAGCAGTTACTGATGTTTTTTCTTGGGGATTTAGAGGAATTAATTTTCATTGGGGAGAAATTCGCCAATACACTTGGGATGAAGTTGCTAAAGGAATTTATGAAGTTTATTCTTGGGAAATAAAAGATCTTCAGGCAATACCATTTGGAAAATTTCGTCTAAATAGTTAGAAAAGGATAATGACACAGGTATTAAGATATCCTTATGAAGCTATAACCGATAGTACCGACTATTTGCAGATTACTATTTCGGCATATACACCTCCAGGAACAACTCTTGTTAGAACTAATATCCTAAACAATGCAGATGCGGTTAATGTTAGTGAAACTAGACCCATTACGGATAAAAATATACAATCTTTAACTCAAGATGGTGTTATATTATTACCAATGCCGTCCAACATTCAAGATGGAAATTCAGTAAGTTATGGTGAGAGTAGTGTAGATGCTTTTACGGCAATTGGGGCTGCGAGTGCAGGAAACATGATGAATACCGATTTTACAAACGCAAAGACTGTCAATAACAAAAAGGTATTTGATATCACTGGAGGATTAAGCAAAATTGCAACTGAAGGTATAGAAGCAATAAAAGATCTTCAAGATGCTGGTGCTCAAAAAATGATTTTAAAGGCATTAGCTGCAGAGGCTGTTAGTGTTTTTGGGGGAAATATTACTGCTAATCAATTACTTGCAAGAGAAAGTGGACAAATATTGAATCCAAATATGGAACTTCTATTCAATGGAGTTACCTTAAGGACATTTAGATTTTCATTTAAGATGACTCCAAGAGATGATAAGGAAAGTGAGCAAATTAAATATATTATGAGAAGTCTTAAAAGAAATATGGCAGCAAAAAGTGGCGGTGAAGGTAAAAATACTTTTTTAAATGCTCCCAATATTTTTGAACTTACATATAGAAAAGGTAATAATAATCATCCATTTTTACATAAATTTAAGCCGTGTGCATTGACAGATATGGCAGTTAATTATACTGGCGAAAATGTATATGCAACTTATCATGATGGAACTCCAGTTTCAATGACTATGGATTTGACATTTAAAGAATTAGTTCCAATTTATGGCCTTGATTATAAAGATTCAGACACAACAGTAGGATACTAAAATGGGATACTTCAGAGAACTACCAGATTTAGAATATCTCTCACCACTTTCAGAAAGAACTTCTTCTTCTGATTATGTTCTGGCAAAAAATCTTTTTAGAAGAGTTAAGTTAAGAACAGATTTACAAAATATTTTTACAGTCTTTGACAAATACCAAATTCAAGAAGATAAAAGACCAGATCAAGTTGCAGAAGAACTTTATGGATCAGCAAATCTTGATTGGGTAGTTTTAATTACTGCAGGTATCACTCATATCAGAGATCAGTGGCCACTATCCAATAAGGACATTTATGATTTTGCATATAATGTTTATGGAAATAATTTAACCAGCACACATCACTACGAAACAAAAGAAGTCAAAGACTCAAGTGGGAAATTAATTTTACCTGCTGGTCAAATTGTGGATTATAATTTCAAATCTCCGAGACCAAAAACAAAATTTGATGATAATGGAAATATTATTCCCGAAGAACCAACGAGTTCATATGTCAGATATTATGATTCTGCTTCTGGCATATATGTTAGAAAAGATAACATAACCATTTCAGTAACCAATTTGGAATATGAAATTAAAAAGAATGATGAAAAAAGAGGAATATATGTATTGAAACGTGGATATCTACAACAATTCTTAAATGATACTAGAAATATAATGATATATCCAAAATCTTCCCAATACGTGAATACTCGCTTAATTAGAGGCGATAACGTTAGAATCAAGTCCCCATAAAAAAGGGGAGATTTCTCTCCCCGTTCTTATCACTCGGCAAGTTTTGCAAAGTAACTCAGAGTATCATCATCGTCTTCATCATAAGAAGAAGATTTGGTAGAACTCAGATTACTCAGTTCTGTACGAAGATCTTCATCAAGGTCACGAACCGGACCACGGGAAGTTGATTCCTCATCGGCAACCTCAGGATCTTGACGACGAGTTCCTTTGTTACCAAGAACATAATCAAGACGCTTCTTCAGTTCATCATAGGACTTGAACTGATCAGGAGCAACGAGTTCTGCAAGAGAATACTGCTTCTTCCAGATTGCTTCCATTGCATCATCATCGTCCAGAAGAGCACCTTGTGCGGCAAACTCACTGGAATCATAGTTACGATACCCAGCAACGTTCTTTGCTTTCAGTTTGAAGTTAGCACCCTGCCAGAAGTCAAACGGATCGATAGGAGTCTCATCCTCAAACTCAGGTTGCATTGCGGCAGTAATCTTATCAAAGATTTTCTTACCGAACTTATAAAGGAAAACTTTACCTTCGTTATCAGGATTTGCGGGATCCTTTACGACATAGATGTTGCTTACATAAGTCAGCTTACGCTTTTGCTTACGGGCAATCTCTTTACCAGCATCAGTACCATTGTTCCAGAGTTCAGAGTTCAGTTCCGACACAGGATCTTTCTGATTCAGTGTAGTCAAACTGTTCTCAATGAACCAACCACCAGGACCTTGGAAGGCGTGTGAGTACAGTTTTACAAACGGCAGATCTTCGCCGTTAGGAGCAGGAAGAAAGCGAATAACGGCATAACCATTGCCGCTCTTATCACATTCTAGTTTCCAGATGCGATCATCACCAGATGATGCGCTATTATTCATTTTTTCTACTTCTTTAACCAGTTTCGCAGTCAGCGAACCAAGTTTGGATTGTTTCTTAAGATCAGAAAAAGACATTTGGATTTTTTGGGTAAATTGGATTTGTTGGATTTACTTAGATATTATAACAAAAATGATCTCATTTGTCAATAAATTGTTTGAGAGATTCAATCGTTTTAGTCATACTATTGAAAAGTAAATTCATATCTGTGTCGGGAGGAAATCCCATAATTGCCACAGATTTGCGGAGATTCTCTTTCATCTCAACCGCTTGTGGGTCATCAGAAAGAGAAAGTCTTGTGTACATAATACGTTGCTTTTCCAGCAACTGAGACAGTTTATCAATGTGTTCCAGTTTATCTTCACGGGTCATTGAACCGAATGATAAAATACTTCCATAAATGAACTTTTGAAGATCATTAATCTCCTCAAGTTCATCCTGAATCAATTCAGAATCAAAGAATTTACTCATTTACAATTTCCCGCAAAAGTTTTTTGTACTGAAACTTATCAATATTTAGAAACGGTTTGTACTTCTTGATTTTTAAACTTACGGTTTCCCATACAGGGTCCATAAGTTTCTTATCAAACACATTCCCAAACTGAAAGATTATATCATAAATTACTAGTACTTCAGGTGAAATCTTCCCACCCAGGAACTTTTTTAGAACTGGTGGATGACCTTTCGAGCAGTTGAAAGCATCTTCTAATTTTGTTTCCGAGAGTAATTCTTCCGATTGTTCTTTGAACAAGTAGGTCAAACTCTGCTGTCGTTTCATCCACTCTGTGTAAGTCCTTTCTCCAGAGTTTATGATTTCTCCAATCCATATGTTTTGTGGGTTGTCTGTGGCAACAAAGTTTGATACAAGAAAATCTACAATTTCCTTATCAGAATATTTCCTTGAAGATTTTTCAAAAAAATACTTATCCTTGCGTTTGTTAAAGGAAGTCAGAGTTGCTCTAGACTTCCCACCATATTTAAAGAAATCGTATTTTGGATTTGTAAAATGACTTTTAAGTGAAAGATAATGTTGATATGTCTCAAATGGACTCATAGTGGAAGTTTTGCTCTTGAAGTTTTCTTCATAAAGTTTAGATTGATGGCATCATACTTCAATCTTTCCTTAAGAGGTTTAGATACAAGTTTTGTAACAGAATCTACCTCAATACCATTAATTTCACAATAGTGACAAATAGCGTCAATATAATTCATATTCTCCTCCACAACAATCTTCTCTATTTCAAGAGAAAACTTAGAAGGAGTTAGAAACTTATCCTCTATTGCTTGTTGTAAGGTTTCTTCATACTTCGGAGAGTATTCGTAAAAAGAGTCATTTCTTACATTAGACTTTCCATCTTTTCTTAGCGTTTTATCTGGTTCCATACTGCTCAAGTTTATCTCCAACAAACTTTCTAATATATTGGACGAGCAATTTGAGGTATTTTGCTTTGTCGTATTCTTCATAAACTACACATTCTCCATTTTCACAAGACATGATGATAACAAATTTTTTGACTGATATTCCAGTCAGTTCATAAAACATTGCTGCATAGGCACAGCACTGGACAAAATAATGATCAATCCACGCACGTGGTTTGGGTTTTTTGGAAGTCTTAAAGTCGATGATTGCTAGTTCGCCATTATATTCGGCAATGCAATCAACCGTTCCCGCAATACCTAATTGCTTACTATATAGGGAACCTTCAAGAGAGTGAATATTATCAATATTCTTGAGAGTTGATTTAGCAATATTAAAAAGAAACTCTGAAATTGGTAGAATATCCGTAGGAAGATCTTGATTTTTCAGAAAATACTCAGTAAGAGTATGCATATCCGTACCACGACTTGTTGCAAGTTTTGTGATACGGTCTGCTTCCTCATCACCAACTCTCTTCCGCCACTTCACAAAAATTTCTTTATTAAAATGACTTGTAACAGAAGTAATTGAAAATAGTTTTAGAATCTCATCTTCATCAGGAACTTTATAATATCGAATACCATCTATAGTCTCCCGTTCAAGTTGCGGGAGAATCATATCAATATGATTAAATTTCATTTATGTAAAAATTTAAATGGACATTTTTTTATAGGCGTTTTTGAAAATAATTTAGATTTCCAATTATCTCTACTCATATCAAGATTACGATATTCTAATATATACTCATCAATTTTTTTTTGATCTAATTCTTTTTTTAAGATAATTCCATCATCTAAGTTTGGAGGATAAAAAGATAGTCTAAAAAGAGGATCTCCTTTTTTTATTGTTATTGGTTTTGTTTCATCTATCATGGTTACTACCAAAGCAATATTCCTTTTCCAGTTAGATAAGTTAAACCATCCAGAAACAGCAACAAAATTATTATTTAAAGATGTCATTGGATGATCATTAAATTCCATCCAAATATTCGGAATATCTGTCCAAAAAAACAATCGCGGATAACTTATTTCAAATAATGGTGAGGGACCATCCAAATTAAATGGATAAAAATTTAGTCCAGAATCAGATTCAAAAATATCCCGCGATTGCTCATAATTTATAAAATTTTGATCACCAACACTAATTAATTTATTTTTCCTATCAATTTTAAAAGAAAGGTCAAAGGGAGATATTCCAACAAAAGTTCTATTACTTTTATGATTAAAAACTGGACAAGTTGAATATAAAGATTTGCTATCAATTAATTTTGTATTTCTAATTAATATTTCATTCAATTCAGTTTTATTATTTTCAGAAATTATACAATTAATTTTAACATTACTCATTAAAGACCTACTTCTAATTTTGCAATAATATATTCTTTGACAAGTCCAGAACGGACAATATCATCAACACCAAACTCTATTATATCAATAGATGGCATTTTACGCAAGATGTTCATAAAATCAACAATTCCATTACGCTCATTAGATTTCTGCAAATCCGACTGAGAAGCATCTCCACAAAACATAATCTTAGAGTTCTCACCAACACGAGTAATGATTGAATCCAGTTCATGTGCTGTGCAGTTTTGGAATTCATCTACAATGACGATAGAGTTATCAAGTGTGGTTCCTCTTAAGAATGAGGTGCTCCAGAATTTAATAGTCTCCTGTGACTTAAGATTACCATAGAGCATCTCAAACTCGGCATCAGAAGGCATCTGGAACATATACTTCACCATATTCTTATAAGGAATCTGGTAGATGTCTGACTTATCCTCATAGGAACCAGGAAGGAAACCAATCTCTCTGGTAGCAACTAAAGAACGAACAAGATAAATTTTCTCATAAGGAGTTCTTTCATCAAGAACTTCACGAAGAGCATTGTAAAGAGTGATGAAAGTCTTACCCGTTCCTGCACATCCATAGGCAACAAGGTGCTTACCTTCGGCATATGCATCAAAAAGTTTTCTTTGATTGTCTGTGAGTGGGTCAATATCTAATAGATATTCACTCCCAAGTGCCTTTTTTCTTTTCATCTGACGAGTTGTAAGACCAACACCGATTGGTTGATCATTCGTTCTTTTTCTTCTTGCCATATTAGTAGTTTAGATTTTCTTTACTATTGACCCAGGCATTTTCTGAGCACGACCCAATACATCATTCCATCCAGGATTTTTTGCGACGAGTTTATCTTTCCACTCACCGACTTCTCCCGGACTTGCGGATCCCTGCGACCAATCCCTTTTCCATTCAGGATTGTCCTGATACCACTGTGTGATATCATGAACACTCATTTCAATCACTTTAGTCTCACCAGTTTCTTTGTTTATAATGGGATATATTGCCATTTTTTTTAATAATGTGTATGGTTATTTAGATTAAGGACTCAACCTTGCCTTATGAAGTCTCTTCTCTTCATAGTATGCCCAAACATTTGGAGTCCATTTTTGAAGTTCTGGTGCAAAAGAATCACACAATGCTTGAATCTCAAGTTGTGCGTCAAGTTTAGAACGAAGATCCATAAAGTGAAGTACAGAACGAAGATTGAATGAAACTACAAAGTTCTGGCGAATTGCTTGTGCAAGATAATCACGAATGTGCTCTTCACACATACCCTTATCATACTTTACAGCATAACGCTTACACCCCTCCAGAATCCACTGTAGTTCATCTTGCCGATCTTCTCCTGTCCACTCATACTTCTTTCCCTTACGGTTGGTATAGAACCCCACAGGGCGCACATAGAAGACTTCTTCAACATCTAGTTCCCCACTGGCAACTTTAACTACACGCTTACCAGTATAACGCTGAGATTGAACATCCCAGGTAGTTCCGATACGATGAGTTCTTGCCTGAACCATTACATTATGAACAAATCCAGCACAAGAAAATGTAATTTGTGGATGCTCTAAAGGTCCCCAATGTCCCCTTTCATTTGCCAGAAGTTGTTCTACAACCCACTCACCACATTTTTGATTGCTAGGAACTTCCACTTGATGAATAGGAACTTCAGAATAATCACCCTTACCTGCTTGCCAAATTACTTGCTCTGGAATTGGGTAGCATTGAAGTTTTACTACCTCAAGATTCTTATCAAGTTCAAGTAGATCTTTTGATTTAATAGGTCTCATTTCTTTCCAAATCCTTTATATTCTTTTGATTTTTGCTTTTCTAATTCTAGCACAGAAAGTTGTGTCTTCATAAATTGAAGTTCTTCACCAGAATACAAATGGTCTTGTTTCAGTGCTTGCTTAATTAATTGAATTGCCTTTTTAGTTCTCATTCAAAATCCTCAAAAATTTCGTCGTAATCTAACTCTTTTGGTGTAATATCATCAAACTTATATTCCGGAATATCAGAATATAATTCTGTTTTTAAGGAATCGACAAGAAGTTCCATATTACGAACAATAAGTTTTACTTTTTCCTTATCCATAAGTTAAAATTGTTTCAATTCATTTTAGCATAAAAAAAGGAGGGAATCAATCCCTCCAGATAATCAGCGCATTGCCATTGCAAGTTTTGCTTGGTGTTTGCGTTGTTCCTTTTCCTTTTGTTGTTTAATTAAAATAAGTTGCCAATTGTTTTTCATAAGAGGTGCTCCTTTACTTTGTGGGTATTGGTGCGTTGCTTCCCTTATTGGTACTTCCACTGGTTTCCCAGTCAACGTTTGGATATTTATATAATTAATTTTGTAACATTTGATACAATTTTAAAAACCTTCGCGTGAGAAAATTTTTGGAGGAATTTTTTCCGACTATTTTGAAAATCACTTTCGCTTTTTCCTTTCGGGTGCCTTGTATCCCCAGACTTTTGGACTAACTCTTCCATCTGCCCATCTAAATTCCTTTAGATCTTCACGAAATTTATCCCAATACATATCAAACAAACTAGTTCTTTTTGAACATCTTGTAATATCATAACAAAGTTTTCCATCAAGAACATAAGAAACTAAGTATGCATCAAGAGGTAACTGTGGATTTTTAGAATCTTTTACATTACAATTTTCGTGCAGTATTTCACAACCATAACGTGATTTGGAAATTTCTCTTTCTTGCAATGTCCAAACTTCCAATTTTTCTTTCTTAGATACCTCTTCATTTTGTATTGACATCTTTTTTCTTGGTGCAGTATTATTTTCCATTATATCAATTTCAATGTTTTTCAATCAGGTCCTATTACCCCATTTAATGTCTGGATAAGCATCCGAAACAATTTGCTTGGTAATCTTATATTTTGTTTCTAGTTTTTTATCTTTAACCAGAATAAGAATCTCTGCCTCAAGTGGATGCAGTCCCTCAAGAACATTAATGAACATTGTTTCTCTACGAAGAGAACTTAGTCCATCATTACCTCCACGAATAAAATTATAAAACCGTGTATATTCTTTGCGAATTGTAGATCTACCTTGATCATTCATACCAAGTGAATTAGATCCCATTTCAGACATTTTACTGACTGCATCATTAATTTTACCACTAACAGTCCCACCAAAAGAATTTTGCTCCCCAACACTTGCATAAGGAACATCCCCTTCAGGAAGCATAGAGATTAAACTTTCATCAAAATTCCAAATAAACAGAGCCTTCAGAGAAGGATCTCCATATTTTTTAAGAACTTCAACTTTTTTTGCATTTGTACGCTGTTTTGATGCAAGATTCAAAACTTCATATGCAAATGGATTTTGTGGAAGTTCTATGATTGCTGTAGGTTCTTTTACAACAATTTCTTTAGTCTTCGTCTTCGGCGTCGTCGTAGTCATAATTTTCGTTTTCAAATCTAAAAGCAATTACTTCGTCAGGAATAATATTCCCATTGTTATCAAAAAATTCAGGATGCACTTTTGGTCCTTCCTGATAGTTCATCATATATTCTCTAGCGACCCAACCCGCGAGCAGTCCAACAATAAGAAACAGAGTGGTTATTAAACAACCGATTACTAAACTTGTTGCTAACATTTTTTTTCTCCTGGGAACTACTTAGTTTTCTTTATCGATAAAGAAAATTCAAAATAGATGGTCACCTCCCTTTTTAGAAAGCAAACCAACTTTTCAAAAATAATATGGAAATTCTTGGGTTGCCTTCTCTTACCTCCAGTTAAGATAAGTTCTAAACCACGATTAATGTGATTGTCTAAGTTATTTATGTTTGAATCAGACAACTTGCATCTCTTTCAAAAATTTAACGGTATCAGTACATCCACCAAGTTTTTTTTCATCACAAAGAACCTGGGGAAAGGTAGATCCTTCTCCAAATTCAGCATAAAACTCCTCTTTCGTAAAGTCTTCATTCAGATTATACACTACAAAGTTATTCCCCGTCAACTCAAGAACTTTTTTAACTTTGTAGCAATATGGGCATTCTGGTTTTGAATAAACTGTAAAATTCATAGTTTGTTTAATTCTATTATAATTTATATAAGAAAAAAGAGGAGATTTCTCTCCTCTTATTATACCACCAACTCACTTCTTCCCACCACAGAAGAAGGTCTTGGTCCCGAAGTCACAGGGAATCATCAAGACTCCTATATTATAAAGGATTTAGTTTCAAATGTCAATCCCCATATTTCTAAAAATATCCAATACTTCATCATAAAAACATGAATGACCTTTATATTCATCAATACTAAAGTGCTTGCTCGGCCATTCAAAATCTATGACATCTTTTGGAAAAGATAAAAATGCTTTGGTAATTGTTTGAATGGATACATCTTGAGAATGATACCAATAGATGGCACCATCATACAAAGACTTATCAGGTGTTAAAATCAAATTATTAATCTCATCATTAAATTTAGCACAGTAGTGAGCACCAATATAAGTTTCTGTTCTTATAAAATGATTATAATATTTGTGCAGATGTTGTTTAGTAACTTTGATTTGATCTATCAATCCATATTTTTCTAAGGGAATATCAAAAAGGTCAATTAGGTCTTCAGTATAACCCCAGAAAATATGGTCCCTAGGGGAAAAAAGCAAATTGAGAAAAATACCGGCAACGAATATTCTACCTTTGGGTTTATTCTGATCATATTGATATGAAGAAACTTTATCCTTATTCATCATAAAAAAATCAAACATTTTCATCATACTATCGTATGTGTATTTTTGATCAGATCTCATCTTCACAGAATACATTGTATTTGATTTTTTTAATCCTTGAAGTGATGAATAAATTTGAAGATTTCTATTATCAGTTCCTGGAGATTCTGGGTACTCATTTATTACAAATTGGACTCTATCGGAAAAATATTTTGGATAGACTGGACCTTTATTATCTTCCCAACAGGAAACAATAATATCATTTACACAAGGTATATTCAGATAAGACTCAATAATCTGATCCGAATACTCATCATATTTTCCTTGAAGGATTATATTTACTTTATCTTCAATCATGGTTAGAAATATAAATCATAAAACTGGTGTAACTGGTTCTCCAATCTTTTCAAGATTTTCGTAAATTGCTTTAAGATGTTTTGAATCTATTTCTTTATATTCTGAAAGAATTTCTTTCAATAAACTTTTTGTCTCTTCGGATTTTCCCCACTGCCATCCTGATATAGCCTTTTCAAAAAGTAATCCATATTTTCCAGGATATTCAACATTAGTTTTTAGCGGAGGGCAATCAAAATTACAATATCTCAATGCAAGATCAGCATTCATATAACAATCTTGCCACCACTCTCGTTTTTCTGCAAATCGACTTAACAGAAAATATGCTTCTGGACGCTGTGGTAAAAATGCCTGTGCTTGCCAAAGTAATGACCTAGCACTACCATCTCTAGTTCCCTGCTTCTCATAGCAATATGATCCACGAATTAATGCTTCATAAGCAAGATCTTCATCCTCTGCTCGTTCTGCACATCTCAGAAAATATGTCAGTGCTGGTGCAGTATGTCCTTGATTCTCATACCAAACACCTAGTGCAAAATTATTTTCTGCATTTTCAGTATCTAAAGAATAAGTAGTAATTAATTCTTCAATTTCAGATTTAACAATAGGATTTAAATTGATTTCTTTTTCACTTCTATCTTTATTTTTCCACCATTCTAACACAAGATCTCTTGCAACTTTATGATTTGTTTTTTGCCCACCATTCACATCATCATCATTATTTTCAAATGTAGAAACAAACTCAGTATTCTCAACAAATAATGGAATTGTATAAGTTTTTCCAAGAGAAGTAAAAATAATATTTTCAATTAGTGGCATTACATCATAATTTACAACCTCTAAATGATAGGTGTCTCCTTTGATATAATTATCAATGATTTTTTTGGCATAATCTCTAGTCAAAATATATGCAGTTGCTGCCCAATCGTCCCAATATCTTTCACGAATCTCAAAAGTGTCAAAATTACTTCTAATAGTCAATAACTGAACACAATCAGCATCTTCTGGAAGAGAATCAATGAATTCATCCCAAGTAAAATCCCAATAATCCACAGTTTCTAAACTTAAATCATCTTCACAGAAGAATCCATAATCTTCTTGAGTATTTTCATACCAATCTTTAATTGCCTTTAAATGAGAAACGCAGCAACCTTTTGTACCATCATTTAAAGTATGTAAGTGCTTTCCAGTTACGATATCATTAGATTCCGAAAATCTTTTTGATATGATTGATTTTGGAGAAATATTATATTTTTCAAATTGATCTTCAATACTTTTCTGCCTATCAACACATTCTTCTAAACTCATGTAATACACAGATACAAGTCCATCTAATTTATTTTTCATATTAATTTCTTCTGCAAAATAATTTTGATCGTCCATTTGAACAATATTCCAATTAGTTTTGGGTTTTACATAATAATCGGAAATTTTACCGATCATATTTTTATTTTCCTCAATATGTTTTTGAGATAATGCATATTCAACTTGCCACTCCAATTCCCGACCACTATAATTAGGACTTAAATTTTCACGAATCATATTCTTATAATTTTCATCCCAACCAAATCCTTCAAAATTTTCAGTTCTTTTGCCATCTGGATGTGGCAAATGAATTAAATAATTATCATAATCAAGTTTATTCTCATTTAATCCCATATATCTAAGACGTTGAAATATTTCATCATCCTCATAAGAATAACACTTACCAAGATTTTCATTATAACCACCAATCTTATTGTAATTTTCTTTTGAAATAAACAAGAGACCTGTTAGATATAAGAAGTATGGACTATAAGAATTAAAATATTCTTTTAACTGCTCATCACTCATTTCATGCTTATTAATCATATAAAGACCAGTCTCAGGATCCAAATACTCTGGACTATTGGTATTATAAGATCCAGAAGTAAATGAATTATGATCTGGAAAATATTTTTCTACAAAATTATAATAAGGATTGATCAAATAATCAGTATCTAGTTTAAGAATATAATCACCAGTTGCAAGGCTTGCGGCAAGATTTAAAGGTTGTGGTTGATTGAAATATTTTTTATCTTCAACTCTTACTATCTTAATTCTTGAATCTAATTTTGTAAGATGATTTAAAGGTTCATCCGAACTCCAATCAACAATAATTATCTCCTGGATATTCTTAATTGACAACCAAGAATTTAATGATACTCTAAGAGAATCGTATCTATTTTTACATGCACAAATTACTGAAATACTCATATTTGGTGAATTGGAAACATCAAGATTTTCAGAGTGAGGGATAATTTTAATATTTGAATCTTCTTTATGAAATGAAAGTGTGGCAATAAACAAATTTACTCCATTTTGATAAATTGGAGAATAATCAATATGCTCATATTCTTTTTGATACTCACTTGTCAGTTTTAATCCAGAAGACTCTACAATTTTAATTAAATTTTCTGGAGAAATAAATTCTCCAGGATCTGGAATAAGAGTAACATCGGTAGAAGAAATTAATCTACCGTTAGGTTTTAAAACTCTATAAACTTCATCCGCAATATTTTTCCATCCCCAATTTTCAATTCCGTGTCCCCATACAGGTTCAAAACAATGTACGGAGCAACTGTCAATCACAACATCTACACTTGCATCCTCCATTTGTTTCAGTTCATATAAGGCATCACCAAGAATCATTTTACTTAATCCTTTAGGACACCAATGATCAACAGAATTTAAATCTATTCCAGTAACATCATTTCCCCAACTAGCAATAATATGAGGAACACAACCATCTGCAGATCCCAATTCAATTACTTTTAAATTATTTTTACCAATTGACTTGAATTCCTCTAATATTGTGACCCATTTCACCATCGCAGCATCTATGTTCCAAAATTTATGGTGAAATCCAATCTCATCCCATTTTTCTTGTTCAAGTATATTTCTACATTTAGAAATATCTTTATCAGTAAGTACTCTATTATACATATGATTTATTCAAACAATTTTTTTATAAAACAAAGGTTTATCGGTACAAATACCATAACTGTTTTTTATATATTCAATTCCGTGAGGAAAACTGTACAATGAAATACTTTCAGGCAAAACAATTACAGATTTTGAATATGGATATTGACCAACCAACACCCAACCAATGCCTTTACTTGTTAAGGTATAACGATCAGTTTCGTGCCAAAAATAATTAAATGCGGTTTTAGAAAATTCAGAAAGTGCTTCTAAATTTTTACAATGAACCCATAAATTTTCCCTATATTGACTTAACCAATACAAACTGACAACATATTGTGGTTCATCATGCCCCAAATAAAAACACTTATCTTTATTATCATAACGCACATCAATCTCCACATCAAATCCTTGGGATAATGCTTCTTCAATATATTCTGGACTATTTTCCCTCAGTGGATTAGGTCCATTGAGATTTCCACGATGAGAAATAATTTTCATATCAAAACTCCAAAATCCATTCGGGGAGAGATCCACCACCAGTTTCATATCCCCATTTATCTATGGCGGCACGAAACTCTGGTCCAGGGGTTTTATCAATTGCCTGTCTCATTGCCAGAGCACCTGCCAGAGTGCCCTCAGGATGCCCGTGAATGGCACCTCCACAGTTGGCAAGGAAATCTGTACCAAACTTCTCTGCTGTGGTATTAACGATGCCTGGATGCATCCCACAACTCAATGCTGGAAGTACATTGCGATTATGAAGTGTTGCAAGAGTTTGACGAAGTTCATTCTCATCATCACTCAGATAACCACCCCACATTCCAGCATGAATCGTATCAACACCCATCAATCCGGCAAGATCACAAATCACATCCCAGTCTATTCCAAATGCGTGGCGTTTATCGGTAAGAATTTTGTCGCCACTCTTTTGAAAGTGTTGAAACATCGGTAGATCAAGTCTACGAATAGAGTTATAAACACCCAAACCACTCCAAAAATTAATATGGATACCGTTTCCACCATTATTAGAAACGAACTTAGCCCTTTCAAGAATCGTGTGGTGATCCCCATTAATACAGAACGCATAGATTACATTCCTCCCACAGTTATTCACAATATTTGAAATCAGTTCTACACGATCTTCAAGACGGCAGAACGATGGATTTGCCAGAATCTCATCTTCCTTAATGAAATCTACACCACCATCAAGAAGTTCTTTCACCATCTCAGAAAGAGTTTGTGGCGAAATACCAGTCTTTGGTTTTACAATAGCACCAGAAAGTGGTTTGTCATAACGATTTACAAACTTACGGATTCCATCAATACCATACTTGGGTCCAAGAAACTGTGCTTCCACATCAGCAGGGAATTCAAGTTTCTGAAGACGACAAGATTTGAATACATCAATATCTAATTGACCTCCCATTACCTGACAAAGAAGATGAGAAATACCATCACCTTCCCAATCTGTATTTACTTTAGGAAAACCAATTTTTACTACACCTTCTGTGAGTTGTGAGAGTTCATTTTCATCTGCGTAGATAACACAAGATGATAGTTCAAACAGTTCATCGTTTTCCCAACGATTACGAACTTTTGGATTACCCACACTCTGCCCAATAGCAAGATTCCAAGCAGCATCACGAAGATTGCCAACATTGGAATATGATTCAATATAATATGTTGCTACTACACAACGTTCTCTTTCTTGATCTGTTAGTTCTCTAAAAAATTTCATTGATCAACCTCAAACTTATCTCCAGGAATAGATGGAACTTTAACTACAACCACAACACAGTCTTCTAAAAATACAGGATTTGCAACTTCACCTTTTTCAAAAACAAACACATCTCCAGAGTTAAGTTCTTTACTCTGAATAGTCATTTTACCCTGCACAAGAACATTATATTCTACACTTTCTTTATGATAATGGGGTGCCCAATATTCACCTTTTTGGTGAGTAAGAACACCGACTTCAAAATCTTTAGTTCTCAAAAGTGATGGTTCAAAGTCTCCAATAAACCATCCACGATGATAATCCTTCAATTGAGTTACATTCATACTTTACGAATAAAATTTTCAAGATCTTCAGGTACTCCAACAGGATTATGTTGCCAGGATGGAATATGATGAATGCCAACTTTTAATCCAGCACCAATCATATGATTATATGTTGGTCCGACATAAAATTCACCATTCGGTGCCCTATCATTACATTCTATCATATTTTCCGTACTTTGTACAAAGTATTTCCCCTTTCTCCAATAATGAATCCCATTCAATGATATATCACTTATGACTTGCTTTTCTTTAATTTCTTGCACAAATCCATTTTTATCAAGTCTAGCATAACTATTTTTTGGAGTGTCTGTACTATAAGTAACAACTAACCCATCATACTTATAATACCTAGCAGTTGTAAGAAACAGATCTGCATCCCACCACATAATTTGATCACAATTTGCAATCACCAATTCCTCTTCACTATTAATAAAATCTTTAAATAAAAGACAACTTGAGGCAGGACCTTCTGTAGTTTCTTCTACGCTAATAATTTTTGCCGATGGGAGAAGTGAATGTAAAAGAGTACAGACCTGATCATAGTAACTATCTTTTCTAATTACAAAGTGATAAGTTCCCACTAATCCTAACGATTGTATTGCTCGTTGAATCATAGGAATTCCATCAATTTCTATTAATGGTTTTGGAATTTTATAGGTATCTCTGGGAAATCTAGTCCCTTCACCTGCCATTGGAATTAAAATATTCATTCCTTAAAAGAGTATGTTAATTGATATACTAGATTATGGAAATCATCAGAGATGAATGGAGTTTCACATTCTCCAGTCAAATAATAATTATAATACCTTTTTATGGATTCTTCCAAAGGATCACTACCTATAATAATTTCAGTACCTTCAAAATTAATAGTATTAAAGGTATTAGATTCTATTATTTTTTCATCTACAATAAATCTAGTATAAGTTTTATTTGAAAATCCAAACTCAAAAGTAATATTTTTATTATCCAAAATAAATTTTGATTTATAAATGGTAGTGCTTACTTTTTCAACAGAATGTAACGTAACATCATCCAATTCAAGTGATTTTAAAATACAAATCATGTGAGGTAAAAAATCTTCCAATATGGTCAATTTTCTATCAACATAATTAGCAGAAAAAAATTGAATATCTAAATTTAGAAAATTATTAGGTATAATTTCTTTAATTTTTTTTATTTTTGATGAATTATACCAAAGGTAATTTACATAAGGATTATTTTTATACGAATTTTTTTTATTTTTAATATTAAAAGGTTTTTCAACAAAAACTTTTTTATTAAAAAGTGATATTATTTCATGATGATATAAAGGTCCAGTAAGAATAAAAGTTGGTAAATTTTTATCAACCTCTTCTATAAGATTTCTTGTAAGTATATTTTTACAATTTACAAAAACATCTTTCTTATCGGTAACTAAATTTTGAATTTGATATCCACTTGATTCTAATTTTTTTGCAACTCTAGATCCCCAATTCCCATACCCAATGATGTTAATTGGAATATCACAATTAAAACTATCCATTAGTAACCTCGTTTAAATATTCATTAACTTCTCTTGGTAAAATGTCTGCCATCCAGTTTCTCATTCCACCAAAATATCTATTTAATTTATGAGCAAGTGCCCCACCTGCTTGATGTAAAACTTTAATATGCATTATATCATTAGTCACTGGATCGTTCAAATATAGTTGATTGTCCTTAATATACATCTGCTTCCAACTTTGCCAAGGATCATATTCTGGTCCCCATCCATTGTTGATTCCATAAGATAAATTACTACCTATTGGATCAACAATTTCAGAAGTATACTTGTTAGAATGAAAAATTAAATTTAAAACCCATTGTTCGTCAAGACATTGCTCAGGTTTATCTGAAAAATAATGATTAACATCATGCCAGTGATACCAAAATTCTTTATTGTTAGATGCCAAAAGTCCACCACAAACATATTTTTGCGTTGGTATAATATCCCCATTTCCGAATGGGGGATGGTGGGGAAGTTGAGTTGGAGACCATGCTTGTGCCAAATTAAAACTATTATAACATCTAGAACTTATAATATCAGCATTACTATTAAACAACTCATCCATCGGACCTGTTATGGTTGAATCAGCATCCATATGGATCACCATATCATAATTTTCAATAAATGGGATACAACTTGGGGGAGTCATCCACTTATTTTTTTTTGGTTCTATCCATGAATATTTTCCATATACTTGATTACTCATTTCTGTATTAAAAATAATACAATCAACTTCCGGATGAAAATATTTAATTGAATTGATTAATTTATTTACACCCAAAAAATCTGCATAGTCATCAGTACACCAAGTTGTAATAAGAATTTTTTTACTCATAATCTAGAATTACTTCGATTGTTTTTGTATTCATATAATTCTTGAGAATTTTTGCATTTGGAATAACACAATGACCTCCAATTTTTTTAGTTGGATAAAGAACTGGTCTAACCACATTTTCTTTTCCTAATTTTATATAACCTTCATTATACGATTGATTATAAAGAGTCATAACTTCTTCAAAATCAATCTCTTCATTTTTACAAAGATTTGCAACATCAGAATGAAAAGCAATGCACATCCCATAATAAGTTGTATCTAACAGTTTAGCATATTCAGTTGTCTTACTATCTTTGCAAATATGACTTCTAATTCCAATACTATCTAAATGCTTTTTATATAGTATGGCGGAATTATCATCTTCTGGTCCAATATATTTCAAAAAAGTTTTCATACCCAAATCAAGATTAGGATGCAATCCCCTCATAGGTGAGTGACAAACTTTACCACCAATAAGTTTAGTTGTTCCAGGAGAAACAGTGGAGTGAATGATTGTATAGTTTGGATTTGCTTTTGCAACATATTCTTTAACAATATCCACAAAGTTATCGATGGATGGAATACAAATATTAAGTATTTCAACTCCATTAATATCATCATCAAAATTTTGAAATGGATCTACTACTCTAATATCAAATCCACCAAAAGATCTATACACTTTTGCAATGCTGCTACCAATTTCTCCATGTCCAATGATTCCGATTTTCATCAAACACAAACTCCATTAATATAGTATTCTACCACTTCTTGAATAACTTCGTCAACCCCTTTAGTCGGACTCCACCCAAGCCTTTCTTTAATTTTTTCACTATCGGGAATTTTTTCCGGTGCTTCTGCAAAAAGTGGTCCATGAAGATCTATTGGATCAACATGAAGAATTTTTGATTTAGTTTGAGTCATTTCTTTAACTTTTTCTGCAAGGTAAAGAATTGTTCTTTCATTATTTTTATTACCAATATTCCACTCCTCATTCCAATCAGAATCATTAGCAGTGGAAGCAAGATAAATTCCATCCACAATATCTTTAACCCAAGTGAATGCTCTCAACTGCAGACCATCATAATAAACTGTTATGTCTTGATTGTTTAATGCCTGATTAACAAATCTAGGAAGAACAAATCCACCATTAGGAAGTTGATATTTACCAGTGACATTAAATGGTCTGATAATCTGATATTTAAAATCAGAGTCAATTTTTGCATGATTCGTTAAAACAATTTCAGATAATAATTTAGCAACTGCATATTCATTTCTAACAGTAAAATCACCATGAAGAACTTTATCACTCTCTTCTTTCAAATAACTTTTACCGTCCCTATGTCCATAAATTTCTGAAGTAGAAATAAATATTAAAGGACATTGATTATACTTGGCAGTATTAATTGCCCAGTAAATATCATCTAAGATAATTCTTGCCATATTACCAGAGTGTTTTAAAACACCCACAGGTCCTACAGGAGAAGCAAGATGAAGAACTAAATCAAATTTGGGTAAAGATTTATAATCAACATCTAAAATATTTTTTCCAATAACATCAACATCTTCAACCAAATGATAATCTGTAGGTATAGCATTTGTAGATAAATTATCTATGACACAAATGTCCCAACCTTCAGATTTCCATTTTTCAATGCAGTGTGCTCCAATGAATCCTAATCCACCAGTTATTAATATTTTTTTATTCATAATTTTTAATTATTTGTCTTTCATTAAGCATTTTTGATGCAGAATTCCATAATGGATTCAAATTTCCATTGTTAAGTAACTTATTTACTTCATCATAGTAAATGTTTAATTTAGATTCTTTCCAGGAATTCCAGGAATTTGATATTTCAGGAACAGAATTTTCGATAAATTTATCCCAATGGTTGTAATTTTCTTCTGGAATATTTTTATATATAACGCTATTATCATACTGATTATATTTACTTTGCCAATGAACTGTAGCATCAATAGAAGAATTAGTTAATGATGTTTTCCAACTATGGTCATATGTGGATTCTAAACTTTCATAAATCGCAAAATCATTCATGTATATTCTCCAGACCCAATCACGATCCTCCCAACCAGAATGTGTAAATCTTTCATCCCACCAACCAATTTTCCTAACCAATTCTTTAGAAAATCCCATGAATCCGACATTATATAAAAGAACACATGCAAATCCGCTTTCTAATAAATCAATCATTTTTTCCACTTCTTCTACTGTTGGAAGTGTTCTATCATTAATTAATATCATCCACTCTGTAGATGAAGTTGCCACAGAATGATTAATTAATTTAGAATAAGAATCATATATTTCAGGGTGACGATCAATTCTATTATTCCAATGAACTTTATATTTTTCTTTTAAAGGTTCTAAAATTTTAATTTGATTATCTACAACTTCTCTGCTGCACCCACAATGAAGACATATGGTAAATTCTTCAATTTTTATTTTTTTTTTATCTTAACAAATCCGATCCCGTGATCTTTAGGGCAACAATTTTCAATTACATCCCATTTTGTTCTATCTAAATGTTCTAGAAAAATTTTAGGACCAGGATGGCAAGAGGTATCGTGAAATCCAACAATTCCATCATCTGCAAGAAGATTTGTATATTCCCAATCTAATAGTACTTGATTAATGCTATGCCATCCATCAATAAAAATAAAATCAAATTTTTCTACACCAATCTGTTTAAAAATATTCAAATTCTCACTATAATTTGAACTATTATTTTGAATCGTATAAATGTTATTTTCAGAATCTCTTAAAAAAGATCTATCATCTATATCAATACCAACATAGATTGTTTCTTTCTTTTTATTATTAAAAAATACATGACAGAAAGATTCTGTCGAATTTCTTCCTATTCCAATTTCAAGTATTGCTTTAGCATTATCTCGTAGTTTGTTAAATTGTTCCAACAAATGATATCTATTACAATCAGTAACTTCAGCATCATAAATTTCATTTTGATTATCATCAATGCCACGAAATCCATATCCATAAGGATGTGGTAAAGACCAATCTCGATCATCAAATTCAGTGAAGGTCCTAATATCTTCAATTAAATCTTGATTAAATTTCATTTCATCAAACTCCTTTATGTTTTTATTTTCAAATGCACAATCATATTCATGTAAGGAAGGAACCTGCTCATATCCCATTCCCCTTAACATACATTCAAGATTGTATTTATAATCCCCAAGATGTTTATATTCAAACTCTATTTTTTTAATTTTATACTTTTTCCAATTAAAATTCAAAAGTATTTCAGATTCTATTCCCTCAATATCAAGTAGAAGATAATCCAAATAGTAAATATTATATTTTTCAAATAGTTTATCTAATGTTAAGCAAGGAACTTTAAACGATTTAATTTCACCATCTGCTAAACCAGGATTCCATCTCTCATCAGAATGATTTAAAACATGCGATAACTTAGAAGAACAAATCTGACCAAAAATATCTGCAGTATTATAAAAAATTTCAAGTTCATTCTCCTTTTCAAAGGGAGATTTTATTGCAATATTTTCAACATTTACATTATCATAATTTGAATAAGATTCTTTTATCTTATCAATAAAGATAGAATTTGCATCTACAAATAATCCAAATTCTATCTTAGAATAATTAGATTTTAAATATCTTGATAGATCATCTTCTCCATCATTTGTGCCAATTTGAACTACCCTCATTATAAAAATCTCTCCACTATTTTTTTAGTTGTTAAATTATTTTTAGTATGATTGAAAATATAATCATTAATCCAGTCATAATTTGGATGGACTTCATACCTTCTAGCGTATTTATTAGTTTCCAAAAATACTTCTTTTGGAAAATCCATCATCACAAAAGGAGGACAATCCCCAATATCCGGAAAATATGGAATACATTTATTTGCAAGAATTTCAAGATGCCTCATACAATTCCATTGACCTTTTTTCCAAGTCATCCCATAATAAGATTTTGCATAATCATTATAATATGATTCTTCATCATTGTAAATGTATGTTTTTCTATCTCCAGGAATAATATCTGCAAATATTTTTTCCTTCTTTGGATTTTCTTTGATTAATTGAGATTCTGGTATGCCAAAACAAATTGGATTTGCTGCTCCAATACTTTCCAATTGTGTTTTCCAAACGGTTCCATATGATGCTATTCCATTTGAATGAGCAAAGTTCCACGGATTATCTGATCCATCAATAAAATGAATTTTATCTTTTGGATAATATTTGACAACCTCATCAAGATAATCTAAACATTGCCTTCTTGGCATTCCTTCATGAGTATAAACACATCCGTAAATTATAATGTCATAAAATTTGGATTTTATTTTATGAACAATAGTAGATTCAGATTGAACTCTAGGTGTATGATTTAATTTACCATATAAAGTAAATGTAGTATTAGGCATTCCACCATATATGTAATTTGACACATCATCATATATGCTTTCTTTTTTAAATTGAAATCCGGACATCATATACTGTGGATAATGAGTTTCATAAATTTCAAATCCACTATCAATTAAACCATGGTAAATTGTATCGGATTGATAATCTGGATAAGCAAAATTATAGACATATAAAATTTTCATAGTTTTATTTTCCTTTTCTCCAAAAAACTGAGTATTTATTAATATCCACAATAGTATCCGTTATATTATGCTTATTTCTATAATCAACAACTGCTTTATGTGCTCCAGGAAGTGTCCAATCATCAACTATTAAATATCCACCTGCAGATAATCTTGGATATAAATTTTCTAATGCATCCCATGTAGAACCATACATATCACCATCTAATCTAATTAATGAAAAAATTTCATTTTTCAGTGTCGGTAAAGTATTTTCAAACCACCCCTTCACAAAAATAATATTTTCATCTAATAAATCATATGCTTTAAAATTGTTACTAACTTCATCAATCGATATTTTCATATAATCACACATCCAATGAGGATCTCCTTCTTCATCTGGAAATCTTTCTATATTAGGATATGGCAAACCTTCAAATGAATCGGCAACAAAAATTTTTCTTTTTTGCTCATAAATTTTTATTAAACCTGCCATAAAAATAGTAGAACCTCCTCTCCACACACCAGTTTCAATCAAATCTCCAGGAATATTATCTTTCATAACAGTATCAAAACACTCCTGAATATTATCAAGTCTCTTTAGACCTATCATAGATTGTGATCTTTTACTTGTAGTTAAACAATCTTCGGTTACACAAACACCATCCAAATGATCCTCTCTCAAAAGTTCATGGTTATATAAGGCATCTGTTACACTTTTTTTCAATAAATTTAAATACAAAAACTTAGTATTGTCTGTTGGAAAATTTTGAAAATTTCTAAAGAACTTTTCAGGAAAAAACTTAATTATTAATTTTTTTAAATCTTCTGGATAATTATTAAAATCATAATCAGAACATGATATAGATTCATCGTAATATAATTTTTTATTTTTTATACAATTCTCAAGATAAATTTCATTTGTTAAATTTTCATTATTAACTTCTTGATGAGCAAATGAATTAATTTTCAATTTAATTTTTTCAACATCTCCAAAATAAGTAAAATGCCATCCAGCATTTTCAATAAAATCAGTTACTATCTCCATTTCATCTCTTTGATTTTGATCAAAATATTTAAAAACTCCACGCATAAACTCAGATCCATTTTTAATACAAGTGTCAACTGTTGCAACCGATGTTCCCACCCATTGATCAGTTAAATATATATTAAAATTATAAACAAATGCTTGATGTTTTAAACCTACAACGGTATCATGATTTATAGTATTATCTAAAAAATTTTTTACAACTTTTTTTTTTGGAATTTCGTCCAAATCACTCACCATTATAATATCATCAGGAGAAAATTGGTCCAGATTTTTACTAATAAAATTTCTTTGTTCCTTTTCTAATCTCCAAGCATCATTATAGTAATACCTCCCATCAATTTCATATTTAATTCTAATAATTTTTTTGCGAATATTCTCAGGAATATCATCAATTACTTCATCCAAATAATATGGTTTTGGAATTGCTGAATAAGTGTGATTGCATTCACAGATTAAAAAATAATCTACAATATCATTCAAATAATTTAAACGAAGTTTAAGTAAGTCAAATTCATTAAAAAATGAAAATGAATCAATTATTTTTTTGTTGTTTTTGTAAGAATTAAATTTATTCATAGTTAAATAATAATCCAATTAGGAAGGTATAAATCTTTAGTATTCCAGTTGGATAAAGATCCATTTGGAGAAAACCAGTTTTTAGGAGCAATAGTTTGTTTGCTATTTGCCAACCAAGATCCCCACCAAGAAAATGAAGAGTTGGCAATAATATGATAATCACAAAGAGACATCAAGCAAATATCATAAAAAGGATCTTGAAATGGAGAGATGATAAATGGATCTGTTTTAAATACATTTTTACACCACTCCGGATCATCACTAAAAACTATCACTGGAAAGTTTGGTAGAAGTTTTAATGCGTTCCAATAATAATCAAGTGAAAGGCACTCAAAATTTGGATCGCTAGTATAATCACCTCTTCTAATATGTAGTGATATTATTTTAGTGTTTATAAAATTATTTTTGTAAGACAAACATTCTTCAAGTATTCTATCATGAAAAGTAAAGTCTTGTCTAATTTGTTGCTCTATGTGCTTAAAATATTTTTCCGATTGAAAGTATCCACACACATCAACATCATCAGGGCAATTATTAAAAAACTCCTCATCAAATTCAAACTTTTCTACATTCACAACACTATGATTGTTATTGGACAATGTTTCTGGTATTTTAAAACATTGACTCAAAGAAGTATTTGATGGTACAGAATACCAATATCCTTTGTGTGTTGCTATTCCTTTAACTCCAGCATACTGAAACATTTGGTTTCCCAAATATCCAATATATCCCATATTATTAAATGATATCATTACCAATTCACCAAATCAGGATACCAAACTTTTCTAAAATCTTGTCCATTATTAATTCTAACTGGAAAGTCAATTCTATTTGGAACTAAATTCATATTTTTTAAATGTAACTTCAACATCCTTTCAGGATAATATTTAATTGATTGCATATAATGAAAATTATTATAAAGATTGGAATACAAATTTATCGCATGAGAATTTCCAATAGCAAATTGATCATTAATTGAATCATCACCCCAATCTTCCCCAGAAGGAATGTTTAAATTAGGATCTAAGAAACTAATATCTAAAGATTGGTATTTAAAATCACTATCAGTTCTCATTCTAATTACCCAATCAAAGATCATATTATTTTCTTTCTCATATTCCTTTTTAAGTTGATTTGCTTTGTATATCGAATAATACATACTGATTGGTCCCACATCAAGTCTTGGACATTCGTCTTCCGAATCTGTTGAAGGAACAAATTTTAAAGTACTTAAAAGATTTTCAAATTTTTTTTCACACTCATCATAATTTTCAATCAAAAGTTTTTCATAATTATAATATTCCAAAGAAGATAAATTAGTCTCAACAGTTTTATCTACTTCTTTATGGTCTAATCCATGTAAAGTTTTTACAAATGCAGATCTATCTTTTATCTTCCATGTATGAATGAATACTTTTACATATTCATTTGGTATAATTTTTCGAATACTTTGAAGGCCTAAATGTGGATATCTGACTCCCCCAGAAATACAAACCGCTATTTTCATTCTTCAAAAATATACTCCTTTACAAATTTTTGATTAACTCTTAATAGATATGCAGCATTATCCTGAAAACCAAAAGTAATCAAATAGTCATCACCATATTCACACATACCAACAGCAAACTCAATCTCTGCTTCAAGAAAAGAAAATCTTCTCGATACTTTTACAATATTCCAATCTTTATCCCAGACAATAAAACGGTGGCGATATGTGCCATCTTTTCTTCCGGCAGGACTCTTAAACAAGAATGTTTCATGATTAAGTGCCAGACGATATTCACCGAAAGGAATCACCTGAGATCCACCACGAAGATCAATACACCCAAGATCTTTCCATGCAGTAACTGCCACCTGAGTTGTTTGTCCGGTATGAATATCATACTTAACAACTTCAGTACCATTAGTCCATTTCACAAAGTGATAAGGCATGTCAAGAATTGGCATCCAATTCTTTTCACAATAAGATTTATTGTCACCAGGAGTTGGAATTCTATATTGATTAATCTCCTTCACACCATTCTCAGTAATTTCAATTTCGCAAAGTTCCATTCTTCCAGTACCAATCGTATCAAGATCTCTCCTAACACCACAAGTATAAAGTTTTCTATCCCAACGGACAATACGAGCATCCTCTAATCCAACAAATTCCCAAAGTTCTTTATCTGGGTGTTTTGAAGTATCAATACGATGATGCTGCCTAATTCTCATATTTTCATCCATTTCGCACATAAAATTCCATGTGCGAAGACGGAGATCATTCTCAGGATGAATATACACCAAAGGACCCCAATGATGCTCAAACTTCTTTTTTTCAGAATGATATAAGGTATAATTAATATTCCTAAGATTTACAAGAATTTTACCATTATCATTGTAGATAGATGGGTTTGTAATTGCTGGTCCTTGCAAATCAGATGTGGGAATTATAAGTGGATGAATAGATCCACCATTTTCGAGGGCAAGTTTGACAAAGTTGCTCATACTTTTTACAAATTTAATATCAGTATATCATATTTAAACTCATTTGTCCATTACACGCTGTTTCAAATCCCATTCAAGATTTTCTTCATTCCATTCATAATAATACATATTATTTTTTTGTTCTTCGGTAAGTTTTGGTTCTGGAACAGAAGATTCCCAATCATAAGTTTCTATATTTAAAACCCAAGATGAATATGGTTTAGGTAATAGAAATACATTATGCTCTTCATTATAGGTCATTCCAATTCCAGCATAACGACATCTAAAGGAATTATTATAGGATGTCTGTTTCCATTTAGTAGTTGCCCCAAATAATTTCTTACAAAATCCAATACCAATTTCTTCAACCTCATTTCCATTTAGGTCGGAGGTATCGTCATTTGATACAACAATTACTTGTTTAACTATATTATTTTCATCCAATTCTGCAAAATGTGCCATAGATCTATTTTCAATTTATGTATAATTTATATATCGGAGAATCACAATACCAGATCCACCAGATCCGCCAGATCCACCACCAGGAGATGCTGCACCACCTCCACCACCTCCACCAGTATTTAGGGTTCCTGCAGTTCCATTTCTCAATGATGGTGCTACTGCACTGGGAATACCTCCAGCTCCACCTCCTCCAGATCCACCTGATCCTGCAGTTCCTGGACTAGCACCGCCTCCCCCACCAGCAAAAAATCTACCAGGAGTAGGGCCAGGAGTTCCGTAAGAAGGTGGAATACCAGAATCTCCTAAAAATGCTCTTCTACCATTACCTCCATTACCACCAGGTCCTCCAGGACCAGGTGAAGTTCCAGGAGTTCCAGCACCACCGGCACCGCCGCCACCACCTGATGCAAATGATAATATTGCACAATATCCACCAGGAGTTCCTTGATCTATTGTTCCATCACCACCATGATATTGTGATGTTCCTCCCCCTCCACCACCACCCGATCCACCAGGATTTCCGCTAACTGGTTGAGGCCAAACTCCACCTACTCCACCAGCAATCGCAGTTTTAGTGACAAATAATGAGGGTCCAGAAATAGAAGAATTAGAAGTAGATCCCCCAACAGTAATTGTATAAGGTCCAGGATAAAATAAAGTATTACCTTCTAAAAATCCTCCGGCACCTCCTCCACCACCAGAAGTATCAGTAAATGTACCGCTTCCAGAAGCACCAGTGGCGCCACCAGCAATTACAGCATAATCTATATAAATTTCACCACCAGAAATAGTAAGTGGACCTGTGCCAGTAAAAACGGTATAGGTATAACCATTTCCGGGAGAAAATGTAGCATTTCCACCAGAAATAACTGCTTTACTCACCCATTTTTGTTTTCTAAGTAAAAATGATTGGGAGGATAAATTAAAAAGTCCCCCATCAGAGTAAGAACTTACACCAAATCCAATTCTATTTCCAAGATGCTTTGACATTTAACTATCCTTTAAGAATATACATATCGAACAATTACAATTCCAGAACCACCTGCCGATCCCAGACCGCCATCGCTTCCACCACCCCCACCAGATCCAGTATTAATTTTTCCAGGAGATCCAGAATCACCTTGACCACCCCCATTTCCTCCGCCGCCGCTGCCACCAAGTGCTGGAGTATTAAAACCAGGATCTCCGCCGCCAGCTCCACCACCAGCAAACCAACGTCCAGCAGTAGGTCCAGGCATTCCATAAGCACCAGGTAATCCAGTATCACCACTAAAAGCAGTCTTACCTGCACCACCTGCGCCACCAGTTGATGATGATGGACTAGTAGATTCACCTGAACCTCCTGCTCCTCCACCACCACCAGCTGGATTAAATGTAGGAGAATTTCCACCAGGAGTTCCTTGTGGCGGTGATACAGCTGGAACATTTCCAGATCCACCAAGTGATGTTCCCGTTGCACCATCCCCAGCACCGCCGCCCGATCCACCTGAAGTTCCATTACCATTTGGAACTCCTCCACCTCCACCTGTCTGAGAAGTTATAGTAGTAAATAAAGGAGGTCCTCCAATAGAAGAATTAGATCCTGCACCACCTACAGTGATTGTATATACACCTGATCCAAGTTGAATTGTTGAGCTCCTAAAACCACCTGCTCCGCCACCGCCCCCACCGCCAAAAGAAGGAGGAGAAGGAGATCCAGCACCTGCTCCACCACCAGCAATTACAAGATATTCAACAGAACCACCACTATTTACAGTTAGTGTTCCAGTGCTTCCAAAAACATGATACCTATAACCATTTCCCGGAATATGAGGTGTTCCTCCTGCTATATCAATTCTATTCCAAATATTTGTTTTCTTAAGAACTTGCTGAGATAAACTATTAAAAAATCCACCATTATCTGGAGATGCGCCAACAAAATTACCAATATCTCTAGTCATTTTTATTAACTAATAGTCTCATAAGATGCGACAATATCAATAGAATTTGCAGTTCCAGCAATTGCTCCTATTGAACGATTTTCTTCAATATAAACTGGCGTATCTTTTCCAATAAGTGCTAATGTAGATCCAGAAGGAACTGCGATTGTGGTTCCTATTGAAACAGAAGTTCCAGCACCTGCAGATGCTCCAAAAAATTTAACCGTAATATTTGCAGAAGTTGCTGTAATATTAGATGCAAGCAATGTATTAACCTTCAATACAGTATTACTTGATGAAGCATTAGAAATAATTACAGATGGTGATGTAGTACTAATACCTCCAACAAAAGTAGTAATTCCAATAATTGAGGTTACATTGACAATATTTGGTGCTGCCATTTATTTTATCTTCTTTTTTAAATTATTTATAAATTATCCAGGAGTCAACCAAGCAAGCATTGAAAGACCCCTTCTATTCGCAGAATAGATTCCTTGAGTACCCTGTCCAAGATCTCCGCCACCAAGACCTTGAACTGCCTGCGTTCCTTGAAAACTTTGAATACCTTGAATACCTTGAAAACTTTGAAGACCTTGAAGACCCCTATTATTTGATGCTAGATATGCGGATAAAGATGTTGGCATTTTTATTAGAACTAACTTATGATGGAGATAACCAAGAAATTACAGCAAGACCCATATCAGATCTTCCTTGAACACCCTGCGTTCCTTGAATATCATATGATCCTATTGTACCTTGTAACCCTTGTAACCCTTGAAGACCTTGAATACCTTGAAGACCTTGAGTACCTTGAAGACCTTGAAGTCCAGTATATGTTGTTCCTAAAAAACTAGATAAAGAAGTTGGCATTTTTATATTATAATATTTAGTTATTTATTTTATCGAGAAGCATCAAATGCACATTGAGAGCGTTGTCCATCAGCAAGAACATAATGAAAAAAGACTTGGTGATAATAAAGTCCTTCTTTTTCTACTCTTTTTCCATACCAAGTTCTCTTATATTCAGTTGGCATAAAATCTCTCCAATGAGGTCTTTCGCACCCCTTATAAATCATTCCATCACCAACAGATAAAATTACAGAACGATTTTCACCTTTTTTTGAGATAATTGTTTTATTTTTATCTGTATATGTATCTGGAGTTTTAATCCATATAGGCCAAGGTTCTTTGAGATTTGTACTGATATGAACTGTCACCGAAATTTCACAAGCATCACGATCTGCGTGACGTGTTAATTCTTGTCCTGGAAAATAAAAACGATCATAATAATAAGTATTATAAAGTTTTCTTCCAAGAATTTTTTCTAATTTTAAACGAACACCCGAATGAATTGAACGATATTGTGGATGCCAGTAACAAGCAAGAGACCCTTCCACTTGCTGTTCTAATTCATAATGAGTAAATTGATCTAATTTTTTACCCCAATAATTAATTTGTCCTCTTTCATCTGAAACAGGACGATAAAGTTCTTGGGAATCCCATAAGTTTTTTACAACTAAGTATCCATCTTTATCAAATTGTTCGTTACGAGTCCAAGTAGTTCCAGTGTTAAGTCTCTCTTGGTAGAAGAGTTGCTCTTCTGTCATTTGTTCTGCCATACTATTTCCACCTCGGACCAACAACCCATCCAACAAGACTCTTACGAGTTCCCTTTGTAACTTTAAGAACCCGATGTTGAGTTCGAGAATCAAAAATAATTACAGTCCCTCTTTTTCTTGGTGCAAAATAAGACTTTCCATCTTCTGCAAGAAGTTGAAGATTTCCACCCTCATAATCATCAGGGTCTGAAAGTTGAACTACAAAGGAAAGTTTTCTGACAAGTTCTAAATTCTCATTTAAGTAATCCTGTGCTCTTCCTTCGTGATGATTTCCAACAGAAACTGGTTTATAATGACCCGCAATACCAGCATCATTATGCCACCCATAAAATTCACCCTCATCATATTGAGTGAATTGCATAGATTCACCGTCAATATTTCTTATATCGTAAAGAAAATTTTCACGATTTGCTCTTTCTACATAATGCCAAACAAATCCCGCAGTCCAATGACTTGTTGGAATCCAGGCATTTTTTGAGTTTCTTTTATCCCGATTAAGGGCATCTCCCATAAGTTTGGAGTCCCCCATTTGCGATTGAAACTTATCCGTTAAATCTTCTTCTATTGTTCTTACAATTTTTTCTGGAATATCACTGAAATGCCAGATTGACTGGAATGCCAAATCTCAATCTCCTTATAATTTATTCATCACCACTATATATCAATTCTATAAAAATGTCAAGTTATTGTGTTTAACACCCATTCTTTTGCTTCTTCATTCCACTCATAATAACTTCCAGATTCTTTTTGTTCTTCTGTAAGTTCTGGTTTTGATACTGGTGCGTCCCAATCATAATTTTCAGTATTCAAGATCCAAGAAGGATATGGTTGCTGATGTAAAAATACATCATGCTCTACATTATAAACCATTCCTATTCCAGCATAACGACATCTAAAACTATTGTTGTATGATGTTTGAAGCCACATCGTCTTCTCGCCATGTATGGATTTGAGGTATTGTATTCCTACATCTTCACTCTCATTTCCATCACCATCAAAAATATCTTCGTTTCTTACGACAGATACTCTTATAACTTTATTTTCATAATCAATTTGTGCAAAATGTGCCATATAAACTTAACCTCCTTATTCTGGGTATTGAATAATTACAATGCCTGAACCACCAGTTCCAGCAGTAAGTCCTCCAGCGGATGGTCCTCCAGCACCCCCACCACCACCAGTGTTTGCTGTAGCTGGTCTGGGAGTTGAAGGAGCTCCAGCGCCTCCACCACCTGATGCAGGTGCTGCTCCACCTGGATAACCTCCTCCTCCACCAGCAAAATATCTTCTTCCTACTACTGGTCCAGATGTTCCATATGCAGGTGGGGATATAACCGAATACCATCCATCCCCACCTGGTGTTGGCATTGACCCACCATAACTTCCTGCTCCCCCACCAGCACCTCCACTTGCAACTGCTGGGAATACAGTTGAACCACCAGTATTACCCTGAGTCGCAGGGGAGGGAGTCGCAGTACCACCTGAAGCAGATGGAGTAATGGCAGTTTTAGCTCCCCCACCACCCGATCCGCCCGCACCTCCAGTAGTTACAGTTGGAGCGCCATTAGCTCCTCCTCCTCCACCATATGCTATAATTTGAGTAGGACCTGGGGCACCAATAGTGGTTGGAGTACCTGTAGTACCAGTTCCTCCTGCCGTTCCACCACCTGCCCCTCCAGGTCCTATAGAAACTGGATAAGATGTAGCAGACACAGGCATTCTTTCTCCCGTTTGAATAGAATATCCAGGATTCCAAGGATATGCTTCTGGAATAGTAGTTGGAGTAGTATTTGAAGAGTGAATAGAAGTTACAAATCCTCCGGCACCACCACCTCCTCCTGCAGATGGTGCTGGTGCTCCTCCTCCCCCACCACCACCACCAACAGCCAAATAATCAATCCATTGAAGAGATGGATCAGTAACTGTGAAAGTTCCTGGTGTTGTAAAGATATGTCTCCATACTCCTGGATGATTTGGATCAGTATTAGGTTCTATAGTACCTCCTGTGGCTCTTGAGTATGCTGAAGGTTTCAGGTATCTTATGCAAACAATTCCCGATCCGCCAGCGGCGCCAGAAGTACTTCCATCAGCTCCATATCCCGTATTTGCTACGGCAGTCCTTTGTTGTGGTGCTGGAACTGGACCTCCATATCCACCAGAAGCAAAACCACTAAGATCGATCAAGGGATACCAAGTAGGGTAATTTGCAGTAGGTATTGCCGGTCCAAGAGCACTTGTTGGAAAATTTGGTTCAATTCTTCCTGGACCTCTAGTCCCACCGATGTTCGGTGCAGAACCTCCGTTTCCTATACCCCCTGCACCACCACCACCTCCGCTACCTCCGGTGGCAGGACCACCGGAACCTCCGGAATATCCTTGTCTAGGAATTGTTGGTGGAGTATCACCAGGTCCTACTCCGATTGGAGTTACAATTCCACCTTGACCACCTCCACCTGAACCTCCCGAACCTGCAGCACCCCCAACTGCTGGAGAACCGGAGTAGCTGGATCCACCTCCACCGCCTGCAGCAGTCAATCCAAATGCAGTTGAGGGACTTCCGTTTCTAGGAGTTCCTGGAGCTCCAGGACTGGATGGTCCACCACCACCAACGGTGATTGGATAAGAACCAGGAGTATTTGATACTGTTGCCTGTCCAAATAAAAATCCTCCACCACCTCCTCCTCCGCCGCTCAGGAGTTGGGGGCCCGCACCACCACCCCCAGCAACAATCAAATATTCAACACTATCAATTATAGTAGGTGGACTTGTAACTGTAAAAGTTCCGTCACTAATAAAAATGTGATAGACGTATCCATCACCCGCATCAAAGACAGTTCCACCAGTACCATAAGGATTTAATCCAGGAGCATTTTCTGAAGTGTAAAAATCACGATTTTTTCCACTTGCTCTATATTTTGTTGTTACTGGACCTGGACTCCAATTACCAGATTTCGAACTTTTACCTGCCACTTATCAAGCCTCCCTATCTCCAAGAATTAAAACATTAATTGCAGTTGTAGCACTTGTATTAGCAATCTGAATAGTGTCATTATTAGTTGATAATGTAATAGGATATGCAAGTTCAAAGAAATAAGTATCTACTGGTTGAATTGAAAGTTGTGCAAGTTGATTAATCGAACTTGCTGTTCCCGCACTTACACCAAAAGCTGGAACAACATGAATTTTTACAGTACTTGTAACTGTAGAATCAATATTATGAATGACTACTGAACGAATATAAGCAGTCTTTGCTGAACCTACAGTATAAACTGTGGATGTAGTTGATGTTCCAACTCTTGTAACTGTTGTTAGTCCTACCTTTGCAAGTGCCATTATATTATTTTACTTATTGAATATTTATGCGAATAACATCACTTCTAGTATATCAATACTAGAACCACCCCCAGAAGCAGTGGAATTGATAGTTACTTGTCCAGTACTTGCAGAAACACTAATATTACTACCAGCAACAATAGAAGTTACAATACCAGTTAAATTAGTACCAGAACCACTAAATGAAGTAGCAGTTACAATTCCAACAACATTTGCACCAGAAGAACTTAAGGTTACGGCAGAACCTACAACAACACTCGTATCAATCGTTGCTGTTCCGTAAATTCTTGTACCAGATTTAAGTTTTGCCATTTCTTATGCTTGTGCCTCCGTCCAGGATAAACGACCAAACACATTACAACTTGTTGTTGTAAGGTTAGTAACCACAATCGTTAATGTATCTGGTCCATCAGGATAAATTTGAGTATTAGCAGTAGTTCCCCCACCACCAAGAATTGAATTACCAAGGTCTCTAACTTGAGAAAGGTCAATTGAGTTTGCACCAGAACCCACGAAGAAACCAGCAGTAACCTCACCACCACTTACAGTTGTAGTAGTAATACCAGCAAAATCTGCAATTTGTGCAAGAGAAGAATTGACACGACCAGTAACATTACCGACAGCATTTGTCCAAGTTGTTGCAGTAGATGGAGTTCCATTCAAAACTGCCTGAACAAGTAAGTTTGCATTTACAGTACCTGAAAGTGGAACTGCGGCAACATCAAGTGCTCGGAGTGTCAATTGCATTCTATTAACAAGTTCTCTTGCTCCAAATGCTGCAGAAATACCATTATCAACAGAAGGTGCTACACGAATCGAAAATAGTGCTCTGGTTGAACTTGATCCAATAGCAAGTGCATTAGACTGACCATAAACAAAGACCAAAGATTTATCATCATCAAATCGTCCGTCCATAATGACACTCGTACCCCAGTGTGAAATAGAAGGACCATAAGTTGGGAATGCAAACTCAACAGCAACAGGGTCAGTTGCAGAATAAGTAAATGCTACTCCAACTGGTGAACCCATTGGAACTGCTGCCACTGTTGGGTTTGCTGCGGTTGCTGCATTACTTAATGTGATAGTTCCTGCACCAATAGCACTAATATAAGTACCCTCGGGGAAACCTGTGTTTCCAGCACCTATAATTCTTTGTCCAACTTGTAGGTTCGTTGTAGTTGCAGTCGCCACATTTGAACCTGCTGGAATATTGGTAAGAGCAAGAGAAGCATTACCAGATTGTCCTCTAATCAATCCAGTAAATGCGGTCGTACCAATACCAGCATAATTCGCATACTCATAAGTTTCTGCATTTCTAATCAGTAATGTTCCAGAAGGTGCAAATCCTGCGGTACTTGCTACACCAACAGTAGTGTCAGATGCTCCCAAACTAGTGGTAATATAAGTTGTTGGTGGTCTGCTTTCAGATTCATATCGTGCGGGTAAGTTTCCAGAACGCATATATGCTTCGGTATTCACATTATTGTTTATAACCTTATGACAATAAAATACATTACCATCTGGACCTCTAAATCCCCAACGAATAAATCCAGCACCATACCAAGAATAGTCCATATAGAACATCTGCATCTTGGTGAGGTCAATGTTGTAACCAGAAGGTCCAGTACCATCACACTTATCAATATTCCAAGTTGATTGTGGATATTTTGTATCAACTGTTTCTGACATAATGACATAATCAGCAGTTGCTCCTCTATAAGAAGGAGAGATCGTCATACTTGTATCACTTGCAATATCAACAACACGATATGATTGCCCACGAAGAACAATAAAGTCTCCAATATTCAGTTGTTTTGCAAATGCCGTTGGGAATGATGCATTTGTTTGTGTTATTGTATTACTATTATTGGTTACCGTTACTTTACCTGCGAGTTGGAAAGTAGAGCTTCTACGAACCGCAGAAAGTGTTTGACCATCAAACTCAAAGAAAATGCCGTTTTGAGAATCAAATATTCCAAGACGATTTGAACATCCATACCAACTCGCAACATTACAACTATAATTACCAGATGCTGTTGTAGTTGTAAGTCCTGCTGTTGCAGTCACTTGAAAAGTATTATATCCAGTTACAGAAGTTACACTATAAGTTTGATTATATCCAGTTTCATTTGCTCCAATAATTGCAATTTGAGTTCCTGGGGTTGCTGCTTGAATATTGTGTTGTTCTTTTGTTTGTACATTAATCGTACTTCCAATACTGATTCCAGTAGCAGTTAGTGAATCAATTTGTAGATTTGGTTTGATAATTGTACCAGAACTGACTTGAAGACCTTTACCAGATTGATAACGGAAATATCTTCTTGTCTGACGAGTTGCCGTCTCAAAGTTACCATTTGCATTACTTGTAAAGAATACTCCACCATCAAATGGTCTATGTAAAAATTGTCCTTGTGGTCTTACATAAACTAAACCACCACTTGGAGCTCCTCCTGGTGCAGTATTTGTATAATAAGTAAAGGTTCTTGAACTTGTAATACCAGCAACAATGTGGGAACCATTTGCATTTGTTTGATTAGTTCCAACAATTGAAACTTCATTACCAATTGCAAGTCCGTGTGGAACTGTTGTGGTTACAGTGACCGCAGTTCCAACAGAGGTAAATGTAGGAACTCCCCCAATTGCAGCACCAGAATAAACTGTTCCACTGAAAATACCAGTCTTATTTGGATCAAAAATACTAGTGACTAATCCAGTATTTGTTGCTCTTGCACTATAAGTAAAACTTGTACCACTAGCACCAACACTTTCTATAATAAAGTTTCCATTTGCAATATTTAAATAAGTATCTTGGACAGTAATTGCGGTTCCAATTCCAGGAACTAATGTAGTTCCAGCACCAACTACTCCAACTGTTACTGTTCGGGAATTGGTTGGTAGTGTGATCGTAGCAATTCCAGTTATACCAACAGAAGAAGCAAAGGCAAAAGGACGATTATTAATCATTGCAATATTCTCCCACTTGGAGATTTGAGTACCATACTCAAAGTCAGTATCAATCAGTGCTTGTGGTGATGATGTACGGAACTTGTTTACTGGGTCAACATATACTTCAGAAGGTGTAAATTTCTCATCATACTCATCTACGGTGATTTGAAGTTTATCAGTACTACTCATTCCAGAAGTATTATAATTCAATACGACTGTGGTTGTATTTGTACCACCAGTAGTTGATACAGTATAAGTATTTGCTTTTAGGTTTGAATCAGAAAAATTATAGATTACAGTGTTCGTTGTTACATTCGTAATCAGTATCAATCTTTCTCTCGGTACTACACGAGGAATGACAATAGTATTTGTGGAAGGTGTGAATGTATATCCAGTTTCCAGTATTGCCTTTCTTGCCATAATTAATGAATACCTTTGTTATATTTATGTGTTAGTAAATAGTCGTAATTTCATCAATCTCATTATAAACAATCACCGACTTATCAGTATTTTGTCTCATATATCTTCCTTGTCCTGCACCAAATAAAGTTCCTCCAAATTCATCATAAACAATATCATAAGGAGGAAAGACATTTGCATCAAGTGTAGTAGTAATACCTACATTCTCAGAAAACTCTGATGCATAATAAGTTCCAATTCCAGTAATACTTGGACCATTCGCAGTAGTCTCATCAAACTCAGTTGCGAGCATTGATGCATATTGGTCTAATCTTCCTACAACACCCATAATATTATCCTGCTACAAAGTCCAAACTATTTGCAGTTGAGTTGTACTGTATGTAGAAGTTTGTGGTTCCTGCAGTTCCACCAAATCTCATTTTATTAGAACTGGTAATACGAAGGTCTCCCGCAACATCAGCAAGGAATTGTGGCGAACTGGTTCCAATACCAACTCTTACATTTATATCATCATAATTAAGTCCTGATGCACCACCGGCAACTCCACCGTTATTATAAATTACCTGCCCATCACTACCCGCAACAGGTCCAATAAGACCTTGAAGACCTTGAAGACCTTGAGCACTTTGATTACCCTGAGTACCTTGAAGACCTTGAGAACCTTGAAGACCTTGAGAACCTTGATTACTTAAACCTTGAAGTCCTTGAAGTCCTTGATTACCTTGAAGACCTTGAGAACCTTGATTACTTAAACCTTGAAGTCCCTGTCTTCCCTGAGTACCTTGAAGACCTTGAGAACCTTGATTACTTAAACCTTGTAGTCCTTGAAGTCCTTGTCTTCCCTGAGTACCTTGAAGACCTTGAGAACCTTGATTACTTAAACCTTGTAGTCCTTGAAGTCCTTGATTACCTTGAAGACCTTGAGAACCTTGATTACTTAAACCTTGTAGTCCTTGAAGTCCTTGATTACCTTGAAGACCTTGAGAACCTTGATTACTTAAACCTTGAGTACCTTGTAGTCCTTGATCACCTTGTAATCCTTGAGAACCTTGATTACTTAAACCTTGAGTACCTTGTAGTCCTTGATCACCTTGTAATCCTTGAGAACCTTGATTACTTAAACCTTGAAGACCTTGAGCACTTTGATTACCCTGAGTACCTTGAAGACCTTGAGAACCTTGATTACTTAAACCTTGAAGTCCTTGAAGTCCTTGATTACCTTGAAGACCTTGAGAACCTTGATTACTTAAACCTTGAAGTCCCTGTCTTCCCTGAGTACCTTGAAGACCTTGAGAACCTTGATTACTTAAACCTTGTAGTCCTTGAAGTCCTTGTCTTCCCTGAGTACCTTGAAGACCTTGAGAACCTTGATTACTTAAACCTTGTAGTCCTTGGAGTCCTTGATTACCTTGAAGACCTTGAGAACCTTGATTACTTAAACCTTGAGTACCTTGTAGTCCTTGATTACCTTGAAGACCTTGAGAACCTTGATTGCTTAAACCTTGAGTACCTTGTAGTCCTTGATCACCTTGAGTACCTTGAAGTCCTTGAGTTCCTTGGAGTCCAGCAGCAAATGGAGTTGTCCAAGAAACTCCAGCACCAGTAGAGATTAAAATAGAACCAGCAATACCTACAGTATTATAAAAATCTCGCAATCCTGCATCAAGTTCAAGAATTCCACCAAAAGTGGAAACCCCAGTTATATTAATAGATGAAATTTTAAGATTTGTATCAGTAACTTGCATTCCACCTGCTGCAAGTCTAACTCCATAAGGGACTTGAGTACTACCAATACCAACACCATAATTAAATATCCAAGCATCAGTACCCAATCCAGTCCAAGAACCAGACTTCAACCACATAATCTGCTTATATGTGGATGGAATACTATCAGTACCAGTACCAGCATTAATATCAATTAATGGGGTGCCTTCTGTGGAAGCAATCGCAATACCACCGTGATTTGCTGTTGTATCAGTAGAAACATCCTGATTGGAGGCATTGGTTGTGATGCCAAGTATAATATCTTTATCTTTTACCTTAAGTTCATTGACCGCAAGGAATGCTGATGTACCACCGATGGTTATATTACCACCAACAAAAAGATTAGATCCATCAAAGGTTAGATTATTAGAACCAGCAGGATTATTAGAACCATCCTTATAGACAACTTGATTTGCAGAACCTGCTACTGGTCCAGAAACACCTTGAGTACCCTGAGTACCTTGAAGTCCTTGAAGTCCTTGATTACCTTGAAGACCTTGAGAACCTTGATTACTTAAACCTTGAAGTCCCTGTCTTCCCTGAGTACCTTGAAGACCTTGAGAACCTTGATTACTTAAACCTTGT